TTTGTCTTTTGCATATAATCATAAGCGGAACATCCTAGGCGTACCATACAGGCTATTTTAAGCAACTTTTATTTGAGAATGTTTGTCATTTATAGATTGAATTTATTCGATATATAATAAAATACTACAAAAACACTTGACAAAAGTATATATCTATGGTATTTATATATATTCATTAAACATGGTTAAACTTATAGAAAAAATATTTTTGAAAATTTCTAAAAAGTACTTGCAATTTATAGCCACTATGCTATAATGTAGACATAGGGAACAACAAAAAATATTCCTTATCGGTCTTTAATAATTGAATATAGATATAACCGCCGTTAAGATGTGGCGGACTATGGAACAGATAGATATAGTTATTTGAAAGGATACGGAACGATGAAAGAAAAAACATTTACAGTTAAAGCAGATTATACAAAAATAATTGTGTTAAATGTATTAGAAAAATATGCTAAAAAAGGCAAACTAACAAACGATAAAGAGAAATTACTATCTTTTATCAGATATGCAAAATATGATAATTTTGAGTTACGTTATAATAAAACCGATTTTACACATCCATATAATTATAGAGTGTATGTTTGGAATGAAATCACCTATCAATACGAAAGACTATTGAACAAAGCAGATAAATTTAAATGGTTGCCGTTTTTAGAACATGAATTATACGATATATATCAAATGGTAATATTTGACATGAAAGAGGGTAAATAATGGAATATCTAAACATTATACAAAACGTAGGCGGTTTTATTTTTGCCTTATGGTTTTGGTATATGTGCTATAAAGTCGAACAAACTATAAATAATATTAAAGGTTAAAACGAAAGGAACATAAAACAATGAAAATTGAAAATATGACAAGCACCAAAGGGAACAAAGTCGCTAACCAATTTATTTTATATTATAATAATTATGTAGCTTTTCAGTCATATCAAACTCTAATTTCTGTATACGATATGAAAAACGATACAATGTATACAGATAAAGACTTTTACAGTACTACAACGTCAAAATATAGAAATTTATTCAATGATGAATTTCAACCATTATCAATTATTCAAGTAGACAATGAGAAATTACATCAAATTATTGAAAGAGGTTAAAATGTATAAATTCCACGAATTACCGCAAGCGGTACAAATTAATATAATTCAAGGTAAATTATTAGATATTTACCGCCAAGGCTTAATGAAAGAATTAGCAATAGATATATTATATCAACAAAACAACATAGTATATCAATGTCAAAATGGATTATATGACATTCAAGGGAATTTTATAAAAGAGGTTGAATAATGGATAATATACACAAAATTATAAACCTAAACGGCTTTATAAGTGATTTAAAACAGTATTATTATATTGTCACAAGTCACGAAGTAGCCTACAATGCATATATTGAAAAATACAAAACTTATACATTATTCTATGGTTGGGAATATATTGATTTATTAATAGTTGATAATAAATATAGACTATATCAAGAATGGAACGGCGTTATTATCGAATGTGATACAATAGAACAATTAGAACAGGCGTTATATAACCCTATTCAAGAATTAGAACAAAACACATAGGCGGTGAGAATTTGACAATTATATTACTTGCGTTGTTAGTTTGTTTTATCAAACGTACAGAAAACGCTAAAAACAATCTTTTGAAATAATTAGATTTTAAACGAAAGGAATTTATACAAAATGACTAGAGCGGAACAATTACAAGATATTAAAGAGATTTTACAAAGTGAATTAAATTATAGGGTATCTATTGGCGAATTGTCAAAAGATAATTCTTTGTTTGAAATGCTAGAGGGCAACAATTTTCAAGCCCTCAAAGGGTTATACCGCCGTTTATTTGGTTATGGTTATGAATGTTAGTTTTTTTGAATTGAAAGGATATAGAAGAATGGAATTTGTAGAATTGTTAGACTATGCAAGAGTTTACAAAAACGAAGAAAATACGTATTATGGTGTTCGTGATATTCTTGAAGAAATTACCGACTTGGATAATTATGAATTTAATATATTTGAAATGCTTAGAGAAGAATATACTATAAAGCAATCTATTCAAATTATTCGTAACAGTGAATACTCATATTATACCGATATTTATGAATATGTATCTGAATATTTTGAAAATAGCGGTATTAAAGATTTACCCTATTGGGTAGACATTGACTATAAAGGAACGTTTGAAAATATCAGAATTGAAAGTAATTTAGTATATACAACTTGGGACAGTCCATTTATAAAGGTTTACTATTAAAAAACATTGGCGGTATGCTTAAGGTGTACCGCCTTTTGTATACACTCGTGTTCTCATTTAGATTTACTTATTGAGAATTGCTGCATAGTCTGGTTTAGTGAGAATAATTCTCAAATAAAAATCGCTTAAAATAGCCTATGAGGTGCTTTTAGGGTGTTCCGCTAAGGTTTATATGCAAGCGTAGAAAAACGCCGTACAAGCTAAATAAATCAATTCTAGGGCTATTGTTACATCTTGCGTATTGTTGGCGGTATTCATACAATAGACATTATCTATAGTATGTCTTTATGTGGCGTACATTGGTATTTCTTGCGTTATGTCTGATAATATTTCTCATGTAAAATATTTTGGTAAATTCTTATTTTAGTACTTGCAATTTTTCGTGTATTTGATATAATGATAATAGAAAAGCGGTTAGATTTAAGACCATTTATATATGAAAGGATAAAACACGATGAGAAAACAACAATTATTAAAAGTATTAAAACATTATACTAAAAATTATCTAGTGCATAAAGTGTATAACCTAGGTTATTACTTTGATTATGATTGTGAATTATTAGAGTATTCGCCTAGAGAACGATATACAGATTATGCCACCAATCATGCTCATGATGTGGCAACGGCAAATAATGATATTTGCGAATTGTGGGAACAGTCAAAAGGCTATTTGTTCCGTGCTATGGTTGACTTAATCAAGGCAAACAATAGTTTGCAAGATGATTTGGAATAAATGGAGTAAAACATATTATCCATGTGATAGCGAAGATAAGGAATTTTATGTATTATTAGACAAAAATAATAGAGTATTACGGCGGTATTATGTCGAGCTAGATTTATATAGGGTTAAACTACAGAATAATCAAGGTGAATTTTTGATTTATGAAAACGATATATTATATAGCCCTACATACCAAAGATATATACACCCTAGAGAGTTATATAAAAATGTTCAAATTATGATTGACGGCGAACGATTAGCGGTTAAAAGTAGTTATATAGTTTAATAAATATAAACGGCGGTTATCATACCGCCGTTATTTTTTACCCTAAATATGAATATATGAGCAACCATTCACACAATGCAGTGTATTCTCAATTACAAACCCTAAATGATAACAGCTGCATATATCCATGTTATTGAGAATGTTTATCAATAAAAAAACTTCGTTATTTACGCTATATGGTGCGTGTGGCGGTTTTCATGTGTGTTTATACGTGGCGAATATACACGGCTAGAATAACAATCGTTTTATACAATCAATATATACAATCGTTATATATCCATTGTTTGAAAACATATAAAGCCTATATGTACACATCAGAAATACACAAGATTTTTACACGTGTATTTGATAATTGTTATTAACAACGGTTTATATATGTTTGTGTATGTATTGATGTATGCTATCGTGTTGTATCTCATGTAGTATCATTTGTATATGCTTGTGTTTGTACATAGGGGTGTATGTGGATACTACAGAATTTTACAGTATATATAAATACACGTGGGACAAACTACGCCCAACGTGGGACGCTTTAAGTCCCAACATAAGACCCACCCAAGCCAATTACAAAAACTAATAACAAACATGATTTAAACGCATAACAACCTGTATTGAAAACTTTCGATATACATAACCATAGCCAATATATCGACAAACATAAATATAAACATATGAACATACATTCATACGTATAGCCACGATACAAACAATTGTAAATGATAATGGTTGAGAATGAATGTTATACTATGGGTATTCTATTACATTGTGCAAGCGTTCGCCGTTGGTTGTACCTAGTGTTATGTACTAATGTTATAGGCTTATGCAGTCCAATCATAGGGGACTACATACATCGAAAAATTTAGAAATTCCAAAAGGGATAACCATTATCAACTGGGGGCGGTGATATAACGATAAACCCAAGACCACCATATGTAAATACCAAAGCATATACTCATGCTGCATACCCCAATACAAACAATGGTCTATACCAATGTTTCAATCTTTTGTTTCATACATAACACCCATAAACCTAGGTATAATCTATATGTTTTAAAACCATACATATCAATACATATGTATTATGCAATTGAATATACAATCGTTATCTACAATCGGTTATTACAATTGATATATATATGTTACATACATAATCCGTTATATGTTTGAAAACAATTGAGTATCCAATCGACTATACAATCGTTTAAAACGATTGGTTAAAATTTATGTACAAAATTTTTCTGATAGACATATGCATTAGACATATAAGATAAAACGTATGTTACATACACTAGAGTATTGCATTTGAGATTACAAATGTTTGATGCTATATGGACATCCATATATTGTTCTGTTTTAACAATCGTTAGTTTCAATCAGTTTAATAGAAGTATGTGATAATATGTTTGTGTCATACATACTTAACCATTTTACAAAATGGTAATCATCTCTCTATGGAGATGATTGACTATGTTCTTGATAGTCGGTTACATAAGATGGAAAAATACCAAACACAAACCGTTTACCGCCCTATTCGGAACACTATAGGGGTGTACTTATGGCTGGCTTGGCGGTACATACAATTGTTGACCGACAATCGCTGCATAACGCCAGAAATCACATAAGACAAGCCAAGTGGCATCCATGCGTATCGCAGCGTGGTAAACTTGTGTGAACATAAAAATAAGCCATTGTTGACTCCGCTGGTGGCATCAAAAATGACCCTGTGGATGGCATATGTAATTTTCCATAGTTACACTAATGAGTAAAAACTTACGCATATATTCTAAAAAATTTTTTATAGCGTTCAACCTAGATGGATACTGGGTTTATGACGTAACGGATAATCATTATTACTTCCGATAATTGAAAAATATCGTAACTTACCATAACTTTTTGACACTATATATGAGGGGTTCCAAAATAGGTACTTAAGTTTGAAACCCAAAAACAACAACAAGAAAAACATAACAACCGTTTATAGTCCAAACTGTTTAACCGACTTTGAAAAATACTTAAGCCGTAAGGCTTATGACGAAGTCATGAAAAACAAGTTTGAAACATACAGAACGGTAAACATAAGTTTTAAAACATATAAGATTTCTCTATCGAGAAATAATACTTCGTATTGATTATGTTTGTCGCTTATGCTTTAAGACTCAAACCTTATAACAAACCATATGCAACAAAGGGCATACATAAGTATTAAACATATATTACTCATATGTTGACACTTATGTATGCCCTTTGTTTTTCGTTTGTATTCTATTTTAATAGTTCTTCTTCTGAACCACGTTTGGGATATGCATCCGTAATCTTACCACCGATGCACCAGAAGATGATTGCCAAGACAAAGAAACCAAAGAATACGGAATATTCGTCATGAATGGCACTGGCGATACCAAGACCAAAGGATGCACTACCAATCCACTTGAATAACATACCGACAAAATGTGCCGATGTAAAATATCCGATGATTAACGTCAAACCGACCATTGCAAAAATAAACATATGTTACCTCCATTATAAAGCCATGATGGCGTATACTTTAGAATTTAATTCTTCGGTTGTAATCCCAAGATAACGCATAGTGATTGCTTCCGATGAATGATTAAACACTTGCATAAGGTATGCGATTGGTACACCCTTACGATATGCGTGGTATCCAAATGTTTTACGCATGGAATGTGTACCGATGTTTTCAAGACCGCACTTAATGGATGCAGCCTTGATTTTTCTCCATGCTTGGGTGGTCGTAATATGACCATCGCCAGAACGACTTGGGAATAACCAATGTTTGCAACGAGATGCATACTCACGTAACATTTCATATACCGACTTGGATAAGGCAAAGCGTTTAAACTTGCCTGTTTTTTGTTCTCGTAGCTCCATCATTGGTTTGACATCATCTACGGTTAACCCAACTAGGTCACTAATGCGTAGACCAGAGTTGATACCCAATGTGAATAGCATTTTATCTCTGTCGTTTGTCAATGCTTCACGCATTTCATTGACTTTATTAATATCTCTAATTGGTTCTGTTACTGTTGACATAATTTATCCTCCTAATGGGTTGCCATAATGTGACAACCACTATTGTTTCTACATATAGAATACACCATGTATGGAAATGTGTCAACACTTTATTTTGTAATTTTTAAAAATACTTTGGAGGTTCTTTATGGAAGAACTACAATTGAAACGAAAAAAGTCGTTCGAGAATCGGATTGATTTCTTTGGATTGCAAGACTCTGTGACCGAACAGAGAAACGCTGGTAAGTCTTATGTTGCCATCGCACGAGCCTTAAATAAGGATAACCAGCAACACTTACAAGGGATTGTCATTACGCCTAAGATGGTTGGTGACTGGTGTCGGTCAAACCTTGTAGAAGAAAAAGTATCCAACAAGGAATACGAGGTCGTCAACACATATAATGAACAAAAGAATTTATTGGAAATGGTTGAAACACAAATCGAAATGATTCAAGTATTCATTGATGATTTACAATGTCAACAAGCCGAGGGAACAATGTCGCCAGACATCCTGTATAAACGCATGAAAGACCTAATGAGTGACCAAGAGAAGTACTTTGGTCGTAAACAAGCGATATTAAAAGATATGCAAGCAACGATGGAGAAAATCTTTACGTTCCAAGCAATGAACTCTATTATTGTTGAAATCATGCGTATTATCACGGAAAAAGACCCTAAGTTGGCAGAACAAATCACAAAAGAAATGAAAACAAATCAAATATTATTGTCGAATTATGCAAAAATCCAACAAAATTAAGAATATTTATCTGAATATTATCGAAAAACCTTAACTTTTTACTGGATTTTTTCACTATAAGTGAGAACAATTACCACTTAGGAGGTGTGTCCGTGGCTGAAAACATTTTGGACTCGCTATTGGGTGTGTCCGTGGCGAACACAGAGCCGTCAAGTGACACTCCATCTGATAAAGATATTGGTGCAACAGACTTGGAATATTTTGCCAAGACATATTTTCCGCATATCTTCTCAACGCCATTCTGTGAATTTCATCACTCAATGTTCCGTGATGCGGAGAACATGATATTGCACTTTGACAATCTACACAATAAGTTCGTTCGTGCAGCACCACGAGGTCACGGCAAAAGCCGTATTATATCCGTTGTGTTTCCGATATGGCTAATTGTGTATGGTTATCGCAAGAACATACTGATTATTTCAGATACCTTTGAACAAGCCAAAGAGTTCATTCAAACAATCAAGGATGAATTAGAAGATAATGAACGCTTAAAAGCAGACTTTGGTCTGTTAAAGGGTGATAAAACATGGGCGAGCGATAAGATTGTCACCAAAAATAAAATACAAGTGTTTGCAAAATCAAGTGGTCAATCCTTGCGTGGTTCTTCATATAACAACATTCGTCCAGAAGTTGTAATCTTGGATGATTTGGAAAATGACGAAGCGGTGGAAACTGAAAATCAACGCAAGAAATTATACGATTGGTTTATGAAAGTATTAATGCCAATCGGTAACCCAAGAACCGTATTTTTGTATGTCGGTTCGGTTTTGCATTATGAAGCACTATTGTATAAAGTACTGACCGACTCCAAGTTTAACAACTGGAATCGTGCCATATATAAAGCCGTATATTCTTTTTCAAAAAGTCCACGATGGACTATATGGGAAGAATTGTTTAACGACTTATCTGACCCAGATGCTGCACAACACGCATCCGATTATTTCAACGAACACAAAGAAGAAATGATGGACGGCGTAGAAGTTATGTGGGAGGGTCGAAACTTTGGTCTATTTGAACATTTAGATTGCTCGTTTGACGAGAAGATGAAAATGTCAAGAGATAACTGGTATCAAGAACTCATGATTCTTAAGATGCAAGATGATGAAGCATTTAACTCGGAATACCAAAACAATCCAATGACCGAAGCTAGTCGAATATTTAAAGAATCGTGGATTAAATCCAATTACTATGACGAAACAAATCTACCGCATATGAAACAAATATATGCTGCGGTCGATGTATCAATGGGTAAATCACGAACATCTGACTATTCGGCAATCCTTATTGTTGGTCGTGGCGTTGATAACTACTTTTATGTACTAGAAGCAGATGTCGAACGTAGACCACCAGATGCAATCATTAATGATATTCTCTTGTATCTCGACAAATACAACGGAAGATTGGACGGTTTCATTGTCGAAGAAAACGTATTCCAAGAGTTCTTTTCTAAGACATTGCAACAAACCGCACTTGACATGGGTTTATATGTCAACTGGGTATCCGTTCGGTCTACCGCAAGTGACAACAAAGGCACACGCATCCGTTCGCTTGCTCCGAAGATTAAACAAGGGTATATCAAGTTTAATAAAAACCATCGTATCTTGGAAAGTCAACTAAAGAACTTTCCTAAAGACCACGATGATGCACCAGATTGCTTAGAACGATGTATTGCGAAGTTCTTAGAAAACTCTGCGACTATTGCAGTCGGTTCTATTGGCAGTCAGAACAAACGTAAAAACATTTTATCATTCATGAAAGGTTGGAAACGATGAATCTTAAACAGAGAATCTTATCATGGATGAGTAAAACTATATTAAGAGATACGGTTGCCAATCTAAAGAATACTTGGTTGTCTTCTTTTAGATTCAACAATCGAGCAACCGAAACGAAACTTAGTGTAGAAGAACTACGGAATCTATCAAGAACACCGATTGTACGTTCTGCAATCAATCAAATCCGAGAGGGTATTCTTGCGTTGCCTTGGGAAGTGGTTTCCATTGATGGTAACGCAAACAAGAAACAAATCAAACAGGTCACACAGATTATCCAAAATCCAAACCCTGTTGATGATTACAACGACTTCATTGGTAAGCTATTTGAAGACTTGATTGTTTTAGACCTTGCGTTCTTTGAACAAAAGGTTGTCAAGGGATATAGACCTTTGTATCTATTCCCAATTGACACGGAAACAATCGAGGTAGCAACCAACTGGAGCGGTGACTTAAATCAACCACGCTTTTTACAATCCGTAAATGGACATCAAGAATGGTATAAGGTTGATAAAATCGCCATGTTGCAACGCACGAAGTTAACCTATGACGAGTTTGGTTTATCACCATTAGAGCAAGCATATCGACATATCAAGTACTTAGCAGAGGTACAAGAGTATGCAAACGATATTTCCTCTAATGCGATGCCAAAGTACCTAGTCAATATGGGTGCATCCGCAAGTGAAGAAGAAATAGAAAAAATTCGGTTATACATTGCGAATGAAATCCAAGGTCAATCTGCGGTTGCAATCGTTGGGTCTGCACAATTGGATGCCAAACAGATTTCACCGATTGGTGATGAAGCTGCATCTTTGAATTGGCAGAAAATGTTGTTGCAGATTATTGCGACTTGTTTCAATATTCCTCCAGAACGATTAGGTGTAGCGATTTCAAATGACCGTTCTACCTCATCTGAAAAAGATAATGAAATGTTGGAATACACAATTAAACCTTGGGCGAAGATTTTTGAACGAGCGTTTAATAAATACGTGATTGCACGTTTGGGTTATTCCGATAGTATTAAATTCCAATTCGTATTTACTCCAACCAAGGCACAACAGGCAGATGCCGTTGAACGTGTTCGTAAACTTGTTGATGGTAATATTATCACATTAAACGAAGCACGTCAAGAGTTAAATGGTGTCCTTGGTATCGAACTGAAAGATATTCCGTCTGGCGATTCGTTGCTGGAAGAATATAAATCATCTTTGATTCAAAAGCGTGTACAAGACGATGAGTCTATGACTGACACGACCGATGAACCGAAGAAATCTACAGAGAAAGGAGAAGCCGATGGAAAAACAAAAAGTACAACTTAGTGCGAGTGCAATTAAGGTTATACTGGATAATCAACATACGAACTCCATGCGTTTTACTGGTACGTGTATGTTCTTGAATGAACCATCTGATTATATTCCCGGTGGTGTTGATAAACCTGTGATGTTATCATCCGAAGTTGCCGAAGCGTGTGCATCTACGATGAATCTTATGGGTATCAATTGTGATTACGACCCTTGGTTATTTCCAGATGAAGTCATGATGGCACATGACCGTAGAAATAAAATTGGTGTAGTTGAAAAATGTTGGGTTGACGGAAATGAACTTAAGTTCACTGGTATTATCTACAAGAATGACTTTCCAGACGTTGCAGAGTTTATTAAAAAGACTGTAGACTCTCTAGGATTCTCTGTGGAAGCCATTTTCAATATCCACGAGTTTGAAGACCATATTGAAATGGCGGATGTTGAATTTACTGGTGTTGCAATGTTGTTCAAAAACGCAGCCGCATACCAAAATACGTATATTGCAGAAATTGCCGCAAAGGCGAAAGGAAAACAACTAATGAACGAACAAGAAATTAAAGCCTTGGTTGATGAAGCCGTTAAGGCATCTATTGAAGCACAAGCACAAGCTAAAGCACAAGCGGAAGAAGCTAAGGAACTACAAGATGCAAAAGCAGAAGTTGAACGCTTGACTGCCGAATGTTCCGCTAAAGATGCATTGATTGTTGAAAAAGATGCAAAAATCGCAGAACTTGAAAAATCTGTTGAAACAAAAGATGCAGAAATCGAAGCTGGTAAAGCCGAAGCAGAAAAACAAACTGTGATTTCCGATGTTAAAAACTTGGAAACTAAAGCAAAACTAGAAGCTGGTAAATCTGACAAAGAATATGACAACTTTGCAGATGGCATTGAAGCTATGTGTAAATAATTACGCATAATTTATTTTGTTGATTTGATTTTATATCATAGGAGAAATAACTGTGGCAGTAACAAAATCCAAATTTATTACAGCAGCTGCCGTTGCTGATTATAACCAATCTCATTACATCGAGTTGCCTAAATTCCAAAACTTGATGGTTGACTTGTTAAACCGTAATGTAACAATCCGTAATCGTATCACACCTGTTATGGCGACTGGCTACCCATCTCGTTATTGGGAACAAACAAAAATCGCACACAATGCAAAATTCGTAAATCCACGTACAGGCGACAACGGTAAATACGGTGTTGACACTTACGATGAAGATTACGGTCGTGTAGAAAAGGCAGTATACCTTAAAGCGATTACATCTGGTATTAAATACTCTTTGTTTGATACAGAAGTTGTAGCACAACAAGGTGATGCCTTGGCAAAATCTTTGTTAAACAAAGACATGGAAGACATGATTGTTGACTTACTACAAACATCCAACAAAGGTATCTGGACAGGTGCGGCAACCGCAGCCGATGATTCCACATCCGTTGAATACTGTGGTTTGGCTACACAAATTACCGATGCAGTAACTGTGGCTAACCCTTATAGCTTTGCTACAGGCACAGGCGATTTTGTAACAGATACAATCCGTACTAAGATGGCACAAAACTTGGCATCCACAAAATACATCGGTATGCCTACTGCAATCTACGCTAACCCATTGACAATTGACTATTTGAGCCGTGCAGAATTAAAACGCCCGGGTTTTGCAGTCAACCAATCTGCGGATAAAATGGACTTGGGTAATGGTTTCGTAGTAAATACAATCCGTACACAAGCTGGTTATTTACCATTAATTCCAGATAACTACATTCCATTTGACCCATCCAACAAAAAACATACATTGTATGTAGTCAATGAAAAATTGATTGAACGCCATTACTTGACTAATGCAGAACCACGCATCTTCAAAATGGGTCTTACTAAAGGTCTATTGGACGAATACGTTGCAGTAATATTCGATGCAGTTGTTGCTAAAGGTGCAAGTGCTGGTGCCCACTTCAAAGTTGAATTTACTGAAGCGTAATTAACATTACGGAAGCGTAATACGCTTAATTCAAACGATTAATCACAGGGGTGTCTTTTGACACCCCAATGTTTTAACCGAATGGAGATACTCATGCTAGTAACATTAAAAGACAGTAATGCAACACGCATTTATCTGTGTGGTCGCATTATTGAAGCTGATAACGGTCGCTTTGAGGTATCCGAGGAAGAATACGCTTTGAATGAAGCCGTATTAGAGCCTGTGGATAAAAAAGCTGGCAAAGTTATCAAACCAAAAACAAAATCTGAAGACGAAGTCGCAGATTCTATGGAATCCTAGGAGATAATCATGGTATACTTAGATGCAGCAGAAATTGACGATTATTGTCAAATGATTCCAGTTGATGAAAGTCACGTTCAGTTTGCATCGACTATGATTGATGCCTACGTTGGAACAAACAATGGACAATCGAAATTCACATCCAACGAAATCACCGAGATTGTCAAGCCGAATCGCAAAGGCGTGTTGATTCTAAAGAATGACCCTGTGATTGATATTCTGTCAATCCAAGCAATTCACACACGAGATATAAACGAAGACGGAGTTGAGATTGAGCCATACTTGTATGACTTTGACGGTAGCAAGTATGTATATCTATTAAGTAACGCATCCGCCATGACATATTCTCAAATATTCTCGCATAACGCAAGATTTTATAAAGTCCGTTATAACTATGGATTCGCTGAAATTCCACGAGAGGTAAAAACGGCTTGTGCGATGCTTGCGATGAATATATCACAGGTTTCTACATTCACCGCTTTAAATTCCATGACAACTTTGGATGCTCGATTTTCATTAACTGACCCAAACTTATTTACAAACGAAATCAAATCATTGTTATCACGATACAGATTTTAAACGGAGGTATATATGCGAGAAAAATATACACCAAAGTTTGACTGTACACGAATGTTCGCATCATGGCGTGAAACCGTTAAATGCGATGGTAAAAAACCAGAGTTCGTATTGTTTACACGAATCGGTCGTGGTACAAAACGGTTTCTTGTGAATAATGTTCGTTGGGGAAACCTTATGTCAGATTCTTCGTTAGAAGCTGGCGATATATGCGAACGTAGAAACGGTGATACGTTATTCTTGGTCGCAAAAACAAACTCATTCAATGGTGACAAGGGTGAGTTTTATACAACAAATACAATCGTAAATATCTATGGTATCGAAACCACAACAGACGAGTATGGCAACACCAGTGGTACATCTACTACTATAAAAGTGAAAGACTTAAAGTGTGTATACGAAGATGTGTCCGCCAAGATGCACTTGTTCGATTATGGTTTGTTACCGACTACTACAAAGCGATTTATTCTACCAAGGGATACGGATGTTGCACTATTGGATAGAATCGAAATCAATGGACAGTTTTTACAAATTGATGTAATAAACAAGTTCGATTTTGCACCGTTCTTATATGTGCAATGTTCACCAGACGAGCGTGGCTAACATGAAGACAATGCAAGATGTAATCGCTAAGGTATTAGAAGACCATTTAGATGTACTGACTGACCGTATCAAACAAATATGGGCGGTTGCAGACGAAGACATCTATACTGACCACCATATAATCCTTAGAAGATTCACACCAAGCGTCAACATGGTTAGGCTTGGCTTAGACATTACAGGTCTTGGGGCGTTCATCCTAGAGTATGGCTCTGGTTCGTTCATGGTAACGAATACAAGTGCGGAACTTGGGGATTTTGGCAACCCAGACTTACCAGAATACATGGCATCATCTTGGTATAACGATAATCGTTCATCGCACGGCAATGCAATCATGGGTCGTGACAAGGGAGAAACTGTACATTCACCAACAATGGGTGTGGCAGATTACAAATCCAAAGGTCACTTTAAGGGTATCAACCTAGAAGAACCCATGAAGAAATCCAAGTTAAAACCTTTAGAACCAAAAGAACCGATGTTTGTTGTTGAAACAGAAATCGTTCATTGGTTGAAAGAGTTGGATGAAGCTATTGACGATGCAGTATCTGATTATATCGAAACCCAACTAGATAATGCTTTTAAAGGAGTAATCGCATGAAGTATACGGTACAACTATTGGACGAACTGTGGAATATCTTGCGACAAGACGAAGAAATGGCTTCGTTATTACGCATAAAGGACACACAATCAATCCAAGAGTGGAACTCTAAGATTAGGCGTGGTCTTGCTGGTGCGGAACTCGTTGACGAAAAACAGGATATTTACATAATTATGTCATTCATTCCATCCGTTGGTAATACCAAGAATTGGATGGTCAATAAGAACTTACTGGAGTTTAGAATCATCGGTCGTTCTAACAACAGAAAACTTGTGAATGATTTATATATACATTTGAATAAACTATTAAAGGAACATTATCAAGAAATGTCCATCTATACCGAGGGTTCATTCTCTACTGGTACGGCTGGCTTAATCGGTTATATGTTTCGTGTTAGACCCTTTACGTGGTCATAATCATAGGAGATAATTAATGGCACAACAAACAGGCAAAAACTTTGTATTGAATGGTGTTGGCGAAGCATGGGCGAAACGAGTTGTAAACGGCAAAGTTGAAGCCTATAAACTCGGTACACTTCAAACAATGAAACTATCTTTTAGTTCCTCTGATGAAAAAGTCTATGGTTCTGATGCTTTACCACCAATCTATATCTTGAATAAAGAATCCAATGTTCAAGCATCTTTCACAGAAGCACGTTTCAACCTTGATTACTTGGGTGTAACTGCTGGTGCGGATGTAGACAACAACGGTACTTTAATCTTTAGTGTAAAACCTACATTGATTGCAAGCGGTACTGCATTTACCGTTCCAAGTGTAACAAATGTTATCCCGGAAGATACAATCGTTGTACTTGCGAACGATAATCAAATGGAAGACGAACGTGAAACCTTAAAGTATACAAAAGGTTCTCCATCTGCTGGTGAATTTACAATTGATGCATCTGGTGTTATCACTTTGGGTACATCTGTGACAAACAAATTCATTGAAGTATCTGGTCTTCGTACTGATACAACAAGCCGTAAAGCTACAATGAAAGCAACTAGCGTACCACAATTCGTTGAAATCCGTCACGTTTCCAATCCTGTTGATATGGGCGATGGCAAGAAAGTTATCTTGCATACTCATATTTTCCGTGCTAGAGCGACTGGCAAAATGGACATTGACCATGAACGTCAAAAAGCATCTGCACCACAACTTGAATTTGAAGTTATGTACGATACTACTCGTACAGACGGAAAAATCTTGGAAATCACACAAGAAATCCAAGGCTAATCTCATGGGGGCATCTTCGGATGCCCCTATTTTTTATTATATGGAGAACTTTAGATGTCAAATACTTTAATTCCACAAGAAAAATACATTATGCTTAATGGCAAAGAATACAAGATTTATCCGATGCTATTAAAAGATTACAATAAAGTTGAACGTCTATTGTCTAAAATAAATGACCAGTACTTATATTTGAACTTACCATCACCAATTTTAGACGAAGATGGCAAAGAAGTGTTAGATGCCAATGGCAAGGTGAAATATGACTATGTGGCATTTAACTCCATGTGTGAATTGTTTGAGATGGCGTTACGTATTCCAAGAAAAGAATTGATTAACGCAATCGACTTAGACAATGGTGTACAACTATTGGACGAATATTTATCTATTAGTGGTCTAAAAAAAAAGATGATGGGTCTGATGGCACAGGAACTGCCGAAGATAAATCTGGAGGACTTGACCTAGTAATTGCATCTTTGGTACAACACACAAGTGAAACCAGAGAATCACTAATGAGATATACTTTACCAGAACTAGAGGGGTTATCTGTTGCGTTAAACGAAAATAATAAAACAGATACAGACGATAATAATAATACTTTTGTTGACTCTGATTCCGTCACAGGGGCAGATGCGGTACGTGGTCTTTTGAGTTCTGGGTACGCATCATAGGAGAATAATTAATGGGAAACAAAAAATTCGGATATGACATAAAAATAGACTACAGTCAAGCAACCGAGAATACCAATCGAGTAACCTCTAGTATTCTACAGTTGCAACAAGCCGTAGAACGACTAAAAAGAAACTCTGACATTCAGATTAAGTTCACTGGTCTACCACGACAACTTGATAGCATTACAACAAAAACTGCTACATTGGCTAATGCGTTGGAAAGAACGGCAAAAAGTGGTAACCTAGCATCTAATTCTTTTGATGGTATGTCTGCTAAGATGCAGTCACTTAAAAAAGATGGTGAAGCACTTGCCAAGGGTCTACAAGATTCTGCTAATGCAATCAAAAAGCTGGAGTCGTCAAATCATAACACCTTAAGAGATGGCAATAAGGCTATGACGGTTGGTACTCAAATCAACCAACTTAAGAACCAAGCCGATGTACTCTATCAAGCATGGAAAGCGAACAACGTAGGTAAAGAACAATATTTTCAACAAATGACGGCAATCCAAGGCAAGTTAAATACCTTGTATGGTCAACAACGGAGAATTAACGAAATTACCCAAGAACATATCCCAACGCTAACTAGATGGGGTTTCGAGTTAGACAAAGTTGGTTCACGACTTGGGTATTTTGCAACACGTTGGGCGGCATTATGGGTCGGTGATAAGATCATGGATTCTTTATCTGCTTTCCCAAAAGTTGAACAAGATATGGCTGGGTTCGCCCAAGTAATGAAACATGGTACAGGTGCGACTAATGCGTTTGCTAAATCTCTATTAGAAGTTGACCCATCGAATTTGAAAAACAGTCTTCAACTTGGTGGTTCAGAAGCCGAAATCTTTAAGTCTGAACTAGAGAGTATGCAAGGCAAACTACAGGGGCTTGCGGTTCAATACGGTACAACAAGCCATGAAATGATTGAGTCTGCCAAACTTTGGGGTCGTGCATACAAAGACAACAATACGGTTCTTGCGTTGACAGATGCAGCCACAAAACTTGCGGTTGCCGATGCGTTCGATATTGTGTCTGCAAACAAAGCGTTGGAATCCTCAATTATGCAATGGGGTTTCCAAATCAATAACACCAATGATGCTATGAGTGTATCAAACCGCATTATTGACTCTTGGACATCCCTTGCACATAACTATACGGTTTCTGCACAAACATTATCCGAAGCCAATAAACGTATGGCACAATCCGCAGCCGAAGTCGGTGTATCATTCCACTCCGCACAAGCACTTGTTGCCGTTATGGCTCGTAAAACACAGGCAGACGGTGGTGAAATCGGTAACGCCTTAAAATCTATCTTCGGTTCTATTCACTCTAAGAAAGCCGTTAAAGCATTACAAGAGTTTGGTATCGAAGTTTATAAAGTCGGTGAAAACGGAGAACGGTCATTCCGTAAAGTAGATGATGTGTTACTGGACTTGATGGTCAAGGCACAGGGTTCTAAAGAGTCCATGGAAGACTTGCTAAAAGCAATCTCTGGTGGTAAATGGCAATGGAATAAAGCCGATGCCATGTTGGACTTAAAAGAATATTTAGAAGCCTTACGATTGTCTTCTACATCTATGGGTTTCACTAATGCACAAGTTGGTATGCAACTTGATACAATCCAAAAGAAAATACAACAGATTGCCGCACAATGGGAAAAAATGATGACTACCGCTGGTAACGGCACAATGTCAACAGTTATCAAGGGTATGTTAGATGGTGTTCTTGCATTGTTTAAATGGATAGAACGCTTACCATCGTCTATTGCTATGGTTTCATTCGCTATGCTTGGGTTATTAGTTATCCACCGCAAATGGGGTTCTGTTTTCAAAATCATGAAAACAAGTGTTGTTTCTGGTTGGAACAAAATGACTCATGCAGCTGAAAAATACGCAAGAGCATCAAGAATCGCAAGTGGTAACACAACAGGATTTAAAGGTAAATTACAAGGACTTAAAGGTGCAGCTGGCGGACTTGCTAGTGAAATTGGTACACTTACAGGCTTTATGGGTGGCTGGGTTGGTATCGCCGTATCTGCCATCGCTATTGCTGGACAACTTGCCTTGTCTTGGCGTTTCAATCGTGAAGAAGTACAACAACAGATTGACACTCATTCTCAACTGTTGCAATCTTACGAAGAAACATATGGGCGTTTACAAGAATCAACTGGTGTCTTAGAACAGTTTATTAATGCATACTATAGCTTGAACCAAAAGCAACAAGAGTATACACAAGGGTCGGAAGAAGCGAAACAAGCTGCGGAAGAAATCCAAATTGCACACGACGGTATTGTTCAAATCCTTGGCGAAGAACAAACAAACTTTGTGTTGACCGCAGATAATTCAGACGAAGCAAACCAACGTATGACCCAAGCGGTACAAAAGCGACAAGACGAATTAGCACAACAAATCAAACATGAAAAAGCACAATTGTTCCAAGCTGCACAAGCAGTTCGGCAACAAACGCAAGACAATCTTGATTCGTTGCAACACGAGAAAAAAGGTTGGTTAGACCGTATTGCCGTAATTGTCCAGTTCACTAAAGCGATTGATTTGTGTCGTCTAGCCTACTATTCGTTGATGCACGCTTTCCAACAATGGAGAGCCGATAGAGCAGCTGCACGATTGCAACAAGCGGATGGAGCAGTCGGTCAAGCAGAAAGTGAATTAAATGCTTTGAAAGCAGCTGGTGCAAACAGTCGTCAAATTGAAGAAGCCGAACGTAATTTACAAATGGCTAAGTATACTGCATCGCAAGTCAAGGATGAACACACACACTTACAAGAGGATGCAAACAATTATGGTCAACAAGCAGACCAAATCTTGGCAAATACCGCAGCTAAAGTGCAAGCAGATGGTGCAGAACAACTACAGAGCATCAATAATGCTTTATATGGCAACTCTGGTGGCGGTGGTACTACTGGTGGCTACCCAAGAAGCGAACTACCAGATGGCGGTGCTGGCGATGGCAAAAAGGGTAAAACTGGAAAAACATCCAAAGCCAAAAATCCATATAGTGGAACACCAGAGGGTGAAGCTATTGACTTCTTGATAAAACAAGGGTTTACTGCTAACCAAGCATATGGTATCGTTGGCAATCTAATGCAAGAATCCAGTATGAACCCATTCGCCGATAATGGTTCTCATCACGGACTCGCACAATGGGATAAAAACCCAGATGGTCGATGGGAACAACTTGTGGCTTTTGCTAATGCGAATGGCTCTGACCCAAACAATCGTGCGACACAAATGGCGTTCTTAGTTCACGAGTTACAAACAACAGAACACGATAATTGGCTAAAAGTGTTACAACACGCAACCAACGGAACACCAGAGGAATATGCCCATTATTTTGATATGTTTGTTGAACGCTCTGGTGGTGCGGAAACGGCGAATAGACAAGCATACGCAAGACAACTTGCTAATTCACAATACGGCGATGAAACTAAAACAGATGCAGAAAGAGCGTCTAAGCTGGTTGAGAAACAAAACAAACTTGACGAACTTGCAAAGAAACTTGCTAAGGCGGAAGCCGAAATGGAAAACGCCATGAAGCCAAAAGAGCAAGCTGACTTGGCAAAAGAGTCGCAAGCATTAAAAGAAAAACTGCAAGGGATTCAAAAAGAGATTGACGATTTAATCAAACTCAATCCAAAAGCAGATGTTAAGAAACTGCAAGAAACCATGAAGAAATACGATGAAGTTATGACCCATCGTATGCAAGATAAGTACCGTGATAAAGATTATGACGAAGCCGTACAAATGGCAAAAGACCGTCATGAGAATGAAGACCTTGATATGGAAATCGCTGGTACATCCGAAAACTTTTGGACGAGGGATATTCGTAATGCACAACGCTTGGTTGAATTGTATATCATCAAGGTAAAACAATATAACGACATGGTTGCAGCCTTTAAGCGTGGTGATTCAGAATATACCGAAGCAGACATCCGTAAAGCTGGTATTGAACTTAAGAAATTACAGGTGCAAATCAACAAGACTGGTAACGACTTAAATAAAAACATCAAGCAACAAACTCACGATGTATTCCATTCGATGATATTCGAGGGCAAGAAGTTTAAAGACGTATGGAAAGACCTGTGGAAACAACTTGCGGAAGACACATTGAAGATGTTGTTTAAAATCCAAGATGGCAACGGTGGTCTTTTACAGAATCTATTAAAGCGTAAAGACAAGAAGTATCAAGATGGTATCAACCCATTAAAGAAACTAACTGGGAAAGATGGTAACATCGGTGGTGTTGATGAAACATTAAATCAACAAATGTTAGCAACACAAGCGACACAAAATCTTGATAAAAACTTTGAAACATTTTTGGCTAATACGCAAAACGGTACTGCATGGAATCAAGCGACATTTACCGATGCCGTAATCTATGGTAATGTCAATGGTGACAAAAACAGTATTGATTTACCAGAGGGTAACAAAGACTCCAAAGATAACAAAACCGATGTATCTAAGTATATCAACGCTGGTATGAAACTTGGTGGCTTAGGTAACAACAAGTGGTTGGGTGCATTGGGTACTGTTGCTGGGTTTGCACGTCAGTTTGGTCTATTGAAATTCGCAAGCGGTGGTGCAGTCGATAAAGACCAATTGGTTCGTGTCGGTGAGGGCGATAAGAAAGAATGGATTATTCCAACCAACGATAAAAAACGTGGTATTCAGTTGCTAAACCAAGCTGCACGTGACCTTGGGGTTGGTGAAACTAAGGGTATCGAACCGAATTGGAAAAATCCGAACACATCTACAGGGGCATTATCGGAACAAACCAAACGACAAGACCGAATGATGAATCAGATGGTCGCAAACACATCGGCTATGACTAAGGGGATGAACTATATGGCAAACAATGGTTCTACACATGAATCTATTGCACAACCTGTGTTTGTTAAACAAACGATTTCTGACCAAGACTTCTTGGCGAAATACAACAAGTTGGTGGCACTTGGCAAAATGAAATAACGCAACTTTTGTGTAATTTTTGACACTATATGTGAGGGGTGATAAACCCCTCGCATTATTACTATTGGGGGTCATATGGAAGACATTACGAAATACTTGGGTCTGAAATACGGCTTTAATCATAAAAAGAATCAATATCATTGTGTTGATGTTTGTCGTATGTGGTATAAAGACCACGGATACAAACATTGCTTTGACGATGGAAAGAAAGACCCAACATCATGCGAAGATTTTCACAAGAATCATCAACTAAGGGTGTTACGGTATTTGTTAAAACACTTTGACAAAGTTCGTGATATTGACAAATTACAACATGGCGATGTGATTGTATTTAATGTAGATGGCGACTTACATACTGGTGTGTATCTACAGAATGGACAAATACTTGCGATGCAAGTTCCATGTATTGAAAACGTATCACTATCTGCCGTATTTAAACGCAGTTATTGGCAACCATTGTTTTACTGTGGTTTCCATCAAGAACGCAGCGAAAGGAATTAACAATGGCGACATATCCAAAGTTTCCATTGCCGTATATATTCGAGGTTGAAAAAGGTCTAAAGTTTGCCACACAAGAAGTCACATTTGAATCTGGCAAGAAACAAGTGCGACAACTTGCGGTAACACCAAAGAGAACTTGGTCAATCAGCTTGCGAGGAACAACAGACCAACAAAAGATATTTGAAGACTTTTGTGAATCCGTTGGTGGTAACACAAGACCATTCTTGTTTACCGATGAATATGGCAAGGAACAATTATGTAGATTCGCAACCAACGAATTTAACATGAAAGTACTACGAGATTTTACAATTGAGAATGGTACTCATGGTAATGCCGTTGGATTTACTGCGAACGTACAAATCGAAAAATTATTATAGGGAGTATACATGATTAATTTACCTGTGGCGTTTCGAGAAGCATTAGAAAGTGGTTCGGTATTTGACATTGAGTTATATGAAGTTCACATACCGAATTTAACGCTATATTTATGCTCTTGTGATGTCAATATTCAATTCAACGGTCATACATACTTGGCATTGCCAATCAGACGTGGTGAGATTGATAAAACGGTAGATAATTCGATTGACTCTTGTGAATTGCAGATTTCTAATGCAACTGATAAATTTACTCAATTACTATTTAAGGGTATTCCATTCACAGGCAGTCGAGTGTATATCTATCGAATTTTATACCCAGATTCATTGACGAACGCAAACATGATTAAACCTGTGTTTATGGGTCGAGTGGATGCACCAGAATTAACAACAGATGGTGTATTCAAGGTCACAGTCACCACAGATGTTCCAAACGTTCGTGGTGGTCGTAGAACACAATATTCTTGTACATCTGTATTCGGTGATGAATCCTGTCAAGCACAAATCGAAACATTACAAACAACCGTTGACTCAATCACACAAGATGAACATGGTTTTCGTGTTGGTATCCGCAACCCAGCAGACCAAAAGACATTCACAAATGGTGTCTTAATCATTAGCGGTGAAGCACGTAAGATTGTTGACTTTAAAGATGCTGGTGCTGGAATTTACTTGGAATATCCATTGTTGCAATCACCAGATGTTCTAATTGGTCAACAAGCGACAATCCAATCTGGATGCGACAAAACACCAACGGATTGTAAACGACATGGCAATCAAAAACGATATGCTGGGTTCTTATCTGTACCGTTTGAATTTACGGTACGTACTTAAATTTTCTAGTGAAACGAGGTATTAATATATGGGTAAAGGCGGTGGCAAGGGCGGTAAAGGTCGTGTAGCAAAATTCATTGGTCTTGCTGCTGGTATTGCCTTTGGTTTTGGCGGTGGTGCTTGGGGTTTCTTAAAGGCGGCATCCGTATTTAGCCGTGTAATGTACGGTTTATCCCTTGGTATGTCCATTGGTGGTCTATTTGATAAATCACCAAAGCAATCAACACCAGAATCAACATTTGACTCCAAGAATAACCAAGTAACATCCGAGGGTACAATCCCAATTGTCTACGGTCAGACAAAGGTCGGTGGTTTACAAACATTCCATAAAATGGACGTTGGTGGTAAACGCTTGGACAAAGACGTGGTTCTTTGCGAGGGTAAAATCCATGACATCTTTGGTATTACTGCGAACGGTTATCTAACAAGCGTACAACGCTTAAACGAAACAAAACAAACGAGAATACCTGTGTTTGGTATCCGTAATAATAAATATCCAGATGCAAAAGTATCTGTTGAGAGCGGTGTTGCAGAAAAACGTGGTTTCATGGGTCGTAAACCAAGTACGCAACAACAATCAATTTATCAAGACAACGTAGATTATGGGTCATTCAACAAGTTCAAGAAACTAAAGTTACAAGCCAATGGCAAAACTGTATACATCTTCTTAACAGATGATAATACAACAATTGACCTACAGTATTCATTGGCTTGTAATACATTTGGTAAAATCTATCAAATCATCTTGGGTGACACATATTTATCCGACTTGCAAACCGATGGATGGGAGTTAGTCAATCCTGTAATTTGTCAAAACTCTCCATCCTGTTTGGATACCTTTGGTGAATCACCATGTTACAAACGAGATGTGTACTGTATGACAAACGGTAGTCAAGACGGTAGCAATTCTACGGTTTATACACACCTTGGTGGTAAAGACCAAGATGCACCAGACCAATATCTAACAACAGGTGGTTATCCGAACATGGCATATGTCCATGCAGACTTGCGGTATACCGAAAAGATGGGTGCTGGCAATCCAACGGTGACTGCCATTGTCCAAGGCATGATTGTATACGATTGGCGTGACAAACAGTATAAATACTCTAAGAATCCTGTTGTATGTTTATGCGATTACTTGACAAATAAGGTTTATGGTGCTGGTCGGTATGTTACACCAGATATTCTTGACATGGAATCGTTTACCGATGTGGCAAACTATTGTGACGAAGAAATCACATACAATGACCCATACGGTGTCACAAAAACAGAGCCAAGGTATCAACTTGATATATGTTTAAACGAAACAAAAACACATCAAGAAAACATTCAATCTATCTTGAACTCATTCCTTGGTTTTATTGTGTTTTCAAATAACTCAATCAAGCTAAGATGCGAACGATTAGAACAACCTGTGTATGCGTTCAATGATGATAACATCGTGGAAGAAACCCTTAGTTATAAATCTGCATCTATTGACCAAAGTCCAAACAAGTTTAATTTGACATATGTAGAACCAGCATTGGATTATACTGCGGTTAAATTAATTGTTGAAGATGCCACAAATCAACTACCTCCGCCAATTGGCATTGGCAGACCTGTGGAACAAGATATTGACTTCAAGGGTGTTCGCAGACAAACTCAATGTTTGCGACTTGGTAAAATTGCACGAGATATTATTCGCTTGTGTCCAATTACGGTGACATTCAAAACAGGTCTTATGGCTTCTCACCTAGAAGCTGGTGACATTGTTACAATCTCCAAAACATACATTGATGAAGACGGTGTTAAACAAGAGTTGTTTACCAATCAACAAGCACGTATCACCGAAATAAAAGAAGAAGACGGCACATTTGAAATTACCGCACGTCAATACAATCCATCAATCTATGACGATACATTCGGTGCATCTTTAAAAGTATTCGGTACGGTTGGTAACGATAAGCCAATCAGATTAACACCAGCGACTGTTAAGCCTGTGGAAAATGTTCAATTCAATCAAATCTACCGTGGTAAAGTCGATGGCTTACCAACATATGATATTGTATTATCCTTTGATGAACCAGACGACATCGAGTTCCGCTCTGCATCGGTTTATATCCAAACTGTACACAACGGTGTGGCTGGTGAATGGAAGAACTATGGTGAATCCAAAGGTATCACAACCATTATGGGTCTTAAGCGTGGTGATACAATCAACGCACGTATTATACCAAACGATTCCAAAGGCATTGAACATGAGGAATCCATGTCTGCTCCATCGTATACTGTGGTTTCCAAGTTTGGCACACCAGAGATGCCACAGAATTTAAAACTAAGGGTGACAGACGAAGCACGAATCACATGGGATATAATCAAGAATACCGATATAGACCATTATGAGGTTTCAACCACTGGGTTCTTTAATAATGGAGCAGTTGTATCGGTTGACAATGAAGCACCAATTACGCTAACAATGCGTACTGGCAAGATTTATGTCCGTGGTGTAAACATTGATAATGTCGCTGGTCCAGCCAATTTTGTAGAATACGATTATCCAGAATTAAGTGTTCCACAATTAAATTACATCAAATCACAATCTGGTGCGTTCCAAGTTGTTCTAAGGGATACACCAAAGACAAATCCACCGATATTGAAAACCATTTTTAGAGTCAATGATAAAGACTTTAGAACTGATACCAATGTATTTACATATGTTGACGACCCAGCGGTATACAATGTGTCTTACGCATATGAAGATTACTTTGGTACTGGTGCGTTTTCCAGTGGAACGAGTGCGGTGATTAAACAGAACATTAACCAAGATTTAATCAATCGTGCAACCGCAGCAATCCAAAGTGTAGAACAGATGCAAGCAAACATTGACACAATCAACACACGGATACAAAATGCGGTCACAGAACAAATCCAAAATTCAATCGGTGGTGCAAAATTAGAAATCACCAAAGCAGCCGAAGCCATGAAACAACAAATCACGGATGCACAACACCATATGGAATCCACGATTACACAAACGGCAAACGCTTTGGATGCAAAAATCAGAGATATTGATTCACAGGTTCAATCACGAGTAACACAACTTGCAAGCACGATTGAGTCTTCTATTAAGTCTTTATCTGGCGATGAAATTCTAAGTCGCATCAATCAATCAAGCGGTGGTACTCAAATTGATGGTAAATTGTTACACGTTACATCTGATTCTGTATTTGATAAAGGCGTTGTGGCAAAGAACATTGAAGCTGGTACAATCAGTACCGACAAACTCATGAGTTCTATTCTTGATTTACAAGAATCTGGTATGCAAATCAATGGCGGTGGCGTTCGTATTGATGCCAGCGGTATTCGCATGAGTAACGAAAACGGTTCATTTACCGCATTAACTAAAGATGGCATCAAGTGGTATGATTCCAAAGGTGTTGCCTATAGTGCAATCCAACAAATGGTCTTTGGTATCGCAAACGATGGCGACCACATTGATTTGAATTGGGATTCAGAACCAATGGTGTTCGTTGTTCCCCAAAAGATGGAACTTGGTCAAAACATGAGTGCAGCCGATAATTACATCCAAGGAACAATGGAAACTAAGGCAGTCAATGTATCTAAAAAAGGTTTTGACATCCACGCACGTATCACCCAATATTGCAACGGTGAGATGTACTATAATGGCAGACCTTGGGGAAGAACAAATCTCGATAACTTTGCACCGTCAAGATATTCCACAGGCACATTGACTAACAGGGTTTACATCTATAGTGAAGCCGATACATATGTTTCAATGGAGATACCAGAAGTTGGTATTGACGTATGGACATCCCTAGGGAAACAATATGATAGCACTAATGTCGAGGGTGCTGGATGGGATAATCCACCAGAAAACTCCAAAAAGTGGTTATCACCGATGGCATCTGGCAAAGGTAAAACCGTTTTTACTGGTAGCGGTTCTGGGTCTACCTATAGTGGTCACTACGAGTTCCAACAAACAAAACAATGGATGATTGACTATGAGAAGATACCACGGAAAATAATTGCCGTAAGAGTACGCAAGGGTCAAAACGTAATCGCTTGTGCAATACCAGCGTTTGCCATCACACCAAGTAATCCTTGGTTTAAAATTGCGAATATACCATCGCTCCCAGAGGGAACATACTTCGGTATTCGTTCTCCAGAGCCTGTACAATGGTTTGCCGTGAATGTGCCAAAAGAAAACTACTTTGTGGCATCACACGCAAACTATAAGACGACTAAGTTTACTGGTCGTGGAACATACACGTTTACACCGACTGGTAAACGATTTAAGATTACCATGATTGGTGCATCAGTTGCATCTAGGGGTACAAGACCACAATCTTCCGAAACAAGAATCGTTGGTAATGGCATTGATTATAAAACCTCTGGTTACGCAACCAATTTATCACTCAATAATCAACAACCGTATAAACAATCGTTCCATTCCGTGCATGGAGATGCCAAGTATAACGAAAAAGGTTGTTTATACTTTATGGCTAATGCTTTTAAAGTTGGTAATAACAATGTTTCTACTTGGGGTGGCGATGGATTGTCAATGCCTTGTTATGTCTTGGCTGGCAACAATGTGTCATTCTTTAATGCAAACTTTACAAACAGACGTAATCTAAGCGGTAATCCAACAGAGTTCTTACGTTTCCCAGATGGCAACTACCAAGGACGTGGCGATGTAAATGACGACACAAAAAACATTGGTGTGTTCGGTGAACTTGTTGGTTGTCCATCGTTTACATTCACTGGTGGCGGTGGTGGCAACCCATCTAATTACGGACGTGATATGTGGTGGAACATTGAATGGCAGATGGGGTTATCCAAGGTAGTCACATATAATGTCAACGTACCAACTGGGGTATCAAATTATACGATTACCATTGGTGAATGTCCAGATGTAACAGTCGGTAAAGAAATCCATTTCCCAGCTGGACCGTATAATGACGATGGTGGTTCTATTAGAATAACCAATACAAAACCATTTGATGGTGCAGTATTTATTACGGAGGAATTGTAATGTATTATAACGTATCATTCATGGGACAAGACCCCATGAATTTTTATGTTTCTACCACAGAAACAGACGAAACAGTATCGTATGAAATATACCAATTGTATATGTCTGGTCAATACATCAAGGGTAATGACGGAGAACCAAAACCAAAAGAACAAACAAATGTTCAATCAACCTCTGGTGCATCCGATACGGTCATACCAGAGGATACAACGCCTATAGTGCCAGATTTACCAAACATTGACCCATACGTTGCGTTGAACAATAAAATCAAAAAGTTGCGTAAACAAATGGAAGATATACCAACGTCTGCCGATAATATTTATCGTGTAGCACATGGGGAATTTGTTCCTGTGGAGAATGGTAAAAACCCAAACGATTTTATTTATGAAATCTTAAGTGTGCAAGTATCTGGTGATACGTTTAATTCTCCTAATGTTGGTATGATTTTGCAACCTCCGCAGTATCCATTCTATAGAGATGCCAATATCACAATCGGTATCGTAAATACGAACCAAGTATATGTTTCAAATAACGAAACAGACCCAACCAAACATATCACAGGATGGTTGACTGTTAAAGTCAATGAGAAAACAAATGTTCCACAAGACACGAACGGTCAACCATTAGTGACAACATCTATAGAACAATAGAAAGGAGGTATGCCAATGAAAGATTGGATTCGTGTTGAAGACGAAGTTATGCACGTTGGAGCAGATTGGAATCGGTTGTATTCCGTTGATGAATCAATTGATTTAACCGATGCAACTGCCGTGTGTAAAATCCGTGATTTAAAAGATAATGTTCTTTTACAGGCAACGTGTACTGTATATGAACACGGTGTTGTCGTATGGTTTCCATATGAAGATACATTAACACTTAATCGTCAAATCAAGAGGGGCAAATACGATGTTTTCATTCAAAAAGATTCTAAATCGTGGAAACTTGTCATGGGTGAAATCGAGATTATCCACGACATTTCCATGCATTAATTTTAAACCAAAGGAGCATACAATCATGCCAAACGAAGAAGCAATCCAAAAAATGTCTATTGTTGACCCAATTCAAGTCAACGTAAATATTCCAAACTTTGAGGGAAAACCCGGGAGAGATGGTACAGATGGTCGAGATGGCGACGATGCGTATCGTATTGCCGTTCGCAATGGTTTCCTAGGTACAGAAAAAGAATGGCTATTAACCCTTAAAGGTCAAGATGGTAAATCTGCATCTGCACCTACGGCACGACAAACCTTGTTGCAAAACAATATATGGTGCGAAGATGATACCGTGGATTCCGTGTTTACCGCTATTATTGGCAACTGGGGCAAACCAATGCCACGCACCGAGTTTAAGCCGTTGACTATAACATCAATGGTTGATGGTCAAAAAAGTACATCCATTTCTGGTGAACCACATTACAAAGTTAAAGTCGTTGGATATGATGCTATGACTGAAATCGGTAGTGATGGTTATGGTACGTTGACATTGCCTATGCCTTTAGGCGAAGACGACTATTCAATCGAATATTATAATTTTTCAAATTCAAAAGTCGGAGATGCTACTATCTCAGGTTCACAAACAGGCGGTACTCCAGATGATACTTATGAAGCAAATGGTATCAAATACTCACTATATGGTAAAAACTTAACAGTAAATGTTGCTGGATTTAACACTAGTAGAACTAGCGACCAAATCTTCTTAGGTAAATGGCAACCGTCACAAGTCGAAAAAGTACTCGTAAAAGTGTCACGTCCTACAAAATTAAGCATAATGGCAACACCTGTGTTCCAACACATGGGTTCAATACCAATTCTTGTTGACCATCCAGAAAATTTACGATTTGAGAATTTTGACAATTGGTCAACACCTGTTCAAATAGGTGGAGTAGTAGATGGTACTAAACCGACACCATTTAACACATCAGATATTGAATGGGATGAAACAAGACATAAATATATTAATGTTGGTTCAGCCGTAGACCATCTATAAAAACACAAGGGGATACAAACCAATGTATCCCCAATATTTTCACAGGAAAGGACATCAATGGAAATACTTACAATGGTATCTCTCATATGTGGTATCTTGGCATCTGTTGGGGCAATCATAGGGGTTATATTCAAGTTTGTAATCATTAACCCCTTAAAGGTGTCAATCGACAATCTCACTAAGGTTGTCGAAACCATATTGAAAGATATAGAAACAGGTCGAGTTGACCGATACAATCAAGCCATACGTTTGACATCTATAGAATCAGATGTTAGACACTTGGATTCTCGCATGGAGTCCATTGAGGAATCCTTGAAAGGGCGGTGATACCAATGGATAACATTATTGATTCAATCAAGGGTTATTACTTTAGAGTACGAACCGCCCATATCAACATAAAATCACTACAGTTTGTAAAGTTTGTTATTACAACCTCGTTTATCCCAATATTCATGTACTTGGGTGTTTGGTTGTATGCAATCTATGCAATGCACGTTGGTTTAAACGTAACAATTCTGGTTTCTCTATTGTCGGAATTACGATTGTTCGTATCCGTAATCTTCTCAACACAGACTGTTGCTGGCGTACTTGCTTATGGCGTGGCTTTAATTGATTCAGATGGCAATGGAGAATCCGATGAATTAGATGCCAAAGCACACGCCCAATCTAAAAATACTATTGACACCACTATTGACACAACAGGAGATACAAAATGAGAGCCATAGAAAAAGACGAACTAATGAGTATGGCAACAAGTGCAAGGGGTTATATTGACCATATTTACTTGCATTGGTCTGCTGGTAATTACAACCAAAGCCATACCGATAAATACCATATCTGCATTGACAAAGACGGCAAGATGTATACTGATGTTGATTTACTCACGGAACATCGTGACCATACGTATATGCGAAACAGTCGTGCCATCGGTATCACTTTGAACGGTTGCTGGGATGCCATCAATCCGTCAAACATGGGTACAGAACCACCAACTGAAAAACAAATCTATGCCCTTAGCTGGTTGGTGGCGTTACTGTGTGTTCAAATCGGTATTCCGCTGGATGTGCAACACGTAATGACCCATGCGGAAGCCGCAGATAACAAAGACGGTATGGACTTGTGTTACAGCGACCCAACACCATATCCGAATAATACTTACGGTCCAGATTCCACGTGCGAACGATGGGATTTATGGGTGCTACGTGAGAATGAACAACCGTGGTCTGGCGGTGACAACATTCGTGGTAACGCACGGTATATCGCACATACCGAATGGGGGATTGACATATGATGCACTATAGAATTGCAAAACCCCCATTAATGAAAACGGTTGGTACTGTGTTTGCGGTATGTTTAATTGGTTTGTTCGTGTGTGTATATCTACTGTTTAGTGGTATACACGCACATGAACAACAATTGCGACAAACAGAAATTGAACTGCACAAGACACAAGTCGAACTACAGGTGACACGACAAGAACGCTCCATGCTACAAAACAAAGTAAACGTACTGGAGAATATTGAATACGAACGTGGAACGATTGTTAAACCATAACGGAGAAACAATGAATGAACAAATTAAAACATATATTCGGTCAAATCCAAAGTATTCGATTGGTATTGTTATTGGGTTTATTCTGCTTGTTGCCATTGGGTTATTCCTGTGGACAAGAACCAATAGTAACATTGACACAACACCAATACGAAACGCTACAAAAGAACTTGACAACGCTAGAGAATACAATCGACAGTCAATTGAATACAATCAACGAATTGGAAATGCAGTTGAACGCAGCCAAGTTATCAACGAGCGAATCGAACAAACAATTGATGGAAGCATCAACGCTAATCGTCGAACAACGGAAGCAATTGACCGAAGCACAGAACTTGTTAAAGCAGCAAGAACAGACGCTGCAAACGCAAAGAATCTCATTAGAGAAAGCCGAGATATACTTAACGCAGCAAAAAGAGATAATCAAGAAAGCACAACGGAATCAACAACGAGCCAAACTCATTAATGTGTTGTTGGGTGCAACAGTTGTATATCTTGCGGTTAAATGATTGGATGGTGGTCTAATTATCTCTACAGTATACAGTAGTGGATGTATACAAATTCTCTGATAAAAACAACTGGGGATATACCAACTAAGGTATATCCCCAATTTTTTGCGTTTATACGGTTATTTCTTTAATTCCAATGGTTTCGCCTTGGTGATACAGTCACCACGCAATTGGATGTAATATCCAACGCCTGTTTTCATTTCAACCAAGTATGAAGACCACATAACATACTTGTTCCCCAGATGGTCAAACACATATGCCATTGGTTTGCCAGTCTTAGTTGTTCTTTGTTTATAACTAGAAACGATAATCGCCTTGATATCACGACCGTTTGCCAATTCTGTGTTATATTCTTTTAAAGGGTTCTCAAAAGAACACCCAAGGTATTTATATCTCAACGAAGTTGTAGACACCTTAGAAGCCAAATCTGGCGATTCTAGGAGGGTTATAGAGTCATACTTAGATGTCCATTCTTGGATTTTCTTTTGTATGTTCGCCAATTTCTTCTCCATAGATTGTAATTGCTTTGGTGTTGCCGTTGGTGATTCCGTTTGCATCAACTGCTGGTGTTCCATTAGTTTAACATTCCATTCGTCAATCTTATTTTGAGCGTTCTTGCGGTCACTATCGAATGATTTGTACTTAGGTATCAACGCCATAAGTTCATTTGTTTCGCCCAAGAAATCTAATGCACCACTACCGACTAGACCCTCTAGTTGTAGTTTTGTGTACTTACTAAAGATGGCATCTATTGTGTATTCGTGTGGTTTTTCAATCTTGTTGATGCCCTTGATATACGCAAGACCTACACGAATGGCATTACCATCGACTGTCCATTGGCGGTCACTATGGCGTAAATCTGGTGGTAATATCTCGATGCCCTTGCGTTTAATCTCTTGGATATATGGCAAGATTTTCTCTTGATTTCCATCTTCGGAATTGATGGTTGCCACATAAAATTCCAACGGATAATGGGTCTTCAAGTATGCCGTTATGTATGCCATGTATCCGTATGATTGAGAATGAGCCTTGTTAAATCCATAGCTTGCTGCTGCAATAATCATGTCTAAGATTTGTTTTGCCACATCCTCATTAGTACCATTCGCAACGGCACGGTCAACAAATTCTGCCGTAATCTCTTGCATTAAATCGTGGTCTTTTTTACCAACCGCACGTCTTACCGTATCGGCTTCCGCCATTGAATATCCAGCGATAATCTGACATACACGCATGATTTGTTCTTGGAAAACCATAATCCCATATGTTTCACCCAACGGTTCTTCTAATCGTTCATCCAAGTATTCAAATGGTTTGCCTTGTCTACGTTCGATATACTCATCAAGCATACCTGTTAAGATACACGCTGGTCGATACAATGCAACTACGGCGATTAAATCAACAAAGTTCTTTGGTGCAATACTTTTGAGAGTTCTAATCATTCCCGGTGATTTCATTTGAAACACACCAAGCGTATCACCCTTACAGAGTAAATCCAACGTAGGTTTATCATCCCAAGGTAATTTTGCTAAGTCAAGACTGTTTTTGACACCAGCCATCGTTACACAATCATTGATTACATCCAAGGTTCTAAGACCAAGAATATCTTCTTTTAGAAAACCCATTGATTCTAAATGTTTGAAGTTGGTAGATGCCACAAATGTTTCTTCTTTTGTTTTAGAATCTTTTTGCATTTCTAAGGAGCAATACTTGGTAATATCTTGGTTTGAAACAATGACTGCCGATGCGTGTTTACCAAAACCAGTCATGATACCGACTAATTGCTTTGCTAAAGTGAACATCTCTTGGTGTTTGCCATCGTTTACATGGTCAAGTTTGGCATACTCTAGGTCGTTATCATGGTAATCTTCATCATCATCAAATGAAACATCTTTGATTTTCTTTGAGTATGCATCTGCGATGGTATGGTCTATGTTTAAACAACGTGCGGCTTCTTTTAATGCACCAGATGCTTTCATGTATGAAAATGTACGACATTGGTATACATATTTGTATTTTTCTTCGAGATATTGAATGACTTCTCCTCTGCGTACCTTAGAGCAATCATTATCTACGTCTGGGGGTGATACACGATTTGGGTTTGCAAACCGTTCAAAATACAAGTTATTCGTAATCGCATCCAAAGATGTAATATCTAATAAATATGCACACTCACATCCTCCGACTGAACCACGTCCATGACCAACTGGGATGTCACGCTTGCGACACGCATCAAGAATATCTTTAGTAATCAACAGATAGTCCATATACCCAACTTGCTCCAGAATGTCAATCTCGTGTGGAACACGTTCGTCAACACGTTTTTTAAATTCTGGTGTTACCTTGCCGACAATCTTTTGTTTATATCCATCACGCAACGCTTGTAAAAACACAGGTTTAACATCCCCATCTTTAACAAACTTGGGGTAGACATCCAAGTCAAAATCAACCTGTGCGTTACATTTGTCAAAAATAACATTGGTATTTTTCACCATAGTTTTAACCATGTCAACACCGAATTGTGGATACAAACGGTCAAACACTTGTGCTTCCGATTGGATAAAGAAGTCATTGCTTGCATAGTATTGGTCTTCATCATCATCTTGTGAACGACCACGGAACGCCTTGTGGAGTGCATAGTCTTCTTCATGCACATAATGAGAATCACAAGCAGCAATCAATGGCACATCATATTTTGCACCCATTTCTGCAACCATTGCATTAAAACGCTTTTGGTCTTCATGTTGATACGTATGGATTTCAAAATACAAGTCGTCACCGAAGATGTCTTTAAACTGTGGAATTAAAGACTCACGATTGTCACCCTTTAGCCATCCACCCATGCAAGCAGACGTGCAGATTAAACCCTCGGAGTACTTGCTTATTATATCCAAATCAATTCTTGACTTGTAATAATAATGTCGATGTGCTTCCGTTGTTAGCTTGAATAAATTTTCAAGACCGACTTGATTCTTCGCAAGAAATAATATGTGTGAATACGATTTATCTTTAATGGTCACATCATACGTGTAGTACAACTCTGAACCCATCAACAGTTTTAAATCCGTTCCATGTTTCTTGTTATATTTCTGTAGATGCACATACGTGTCAATCAATCCAGAACAACCATTGTGGTCAGTCAATGCAAATCCACGTTGCCCCAATTCGTGTACACGCTGGATAATGCCATCTACAGAACTAATTGCATCTTTCATACCATAGTTTGAAAACTGTGAGTGCAGATGCGTATGAATAAAGTTATCCGCCATAATTTACCTCCGATGAAAATTCTTAAATTCACTATTGACAGTATACCACAACTTGTGCGATAATACAAGTGCGGAAAGTTTTACCGCAAAAGTATTTTTCCACAGAAAAGGAACAAAAGAATATGGCAAAAGAAAAACCACTTGACAAGATTACTGATGTAATGACACCTGTTGGTGAATCTGTGTTTGTGAAAATCAATGGAGTTATTGACGACTTCGCTGGTGGTCGCAAGTACACGGTGACAATGCATTTGGATGATGCAGATGCAGAAGCCTTGAAAGAAAAGTTGGTTAAAATCTGGGAGTCTTCCAACACTTGCAAACAACGTGAAGAAAACGGTAAAGAAACAGACCGTCCAACCTTTACATTGACCAAGAAAAAAGATTACGGATACCAATTAAAGGCATCTACGCAAGTTGAGTTCACCGACAAAGATGGTAACACACATGATAATGTGGTACGCTTGGTTGACGGTGATAAAAAACCAATGGACGAAAAGACTGCTATCTGGAGTGGCTCTAAGATTGCTCTTTGGATTGGTGTACGCCCATACGAAACTGCTATGATGTACGGTGTATCTCTCAAACTAAAAGGTATTCAAGTCATTGACCTTGTGACTGGTGGTGCTGGTGGTGCTTTCGGTGGTTCTGCATCCGAAGATGTTGGCTCTTATGGTTCTGCCATGAGTGACACATTTGATACTTCCGAAGACATCCCATTCTAACAAAAGAATTACCTTGGTCAAAAACTAAATATCGAAAACCAAAATCAACCCAAGTCAAATACGGCTTGGGTCTTTTGGCGTTCAATCGATGGTTGTATATTCTGTGCAAAACATACTGTTAAAATTCATAAAAATACATAAGAAAACCCCTTGACAAAATTAGACTTTTGTGATACCCTATCAAACCTAAGTTTAAAACATAAGAAATACTATAGTTTACCCATTAGGGTTTAAACAAAAGTTTCATACAAGGGTTTTCTCTCTTATGTTTTTCACCTAGGTTTAAAACTTATGTCCATACCTAAGGTTTGCTCCTAGGGTTAAAACATAAGTGAATACTTGTTTGGTTATCTTTTGTATTCTTCACTTACGTTCAGAAATACAAAAGATAACACGAAACTGGAGAAAACGGCAAAGCCGTAACCGCCCTTGGCGGTTGTTACAAGTCAGATAATAATTTGTGTTGACTTGTCCATTTACGTATGGTACAATGTATGTGTATCAAGTCGGAAAGAAAATGAAAGGAGGTCATACAATGACGGCACAAAACTTTATCGACAAGGACTTTAAGAAGAAAGCATGGACACTTGCTATGATGTACTTTAAGAAATGTACAACCAATGGTGCGTTCCATAACGGCAAACCGTCTTCCGAGTTCTTTAAAGTCCGTTCGTTCTTCATGCAGATTGACGAAAACTCAATGTTAAAACTGTACAAGTACATGGACACGTTACAGAAAACAGAAATGTCGCTTACCGATGTGTTCATTGCAGCAAACGAACTTAATGCACAACAGTTCGCCAAGAAGAATACGAATACGGTTATTCGTGAACGACAAGCCTTTGACTTGAATAAATGGTTTGACGATAATGCGTAAAGTCAAACAACTTGGATTCTTGGTCGTCAACAAACAACAACCAAAACCCAAACGATATATCAAACGATTAACCGTAAACGGTCTAATCAGACGAAAGAAACAGTTTCGCTTTTGGTATACCTTGAAATGCACCAAAGAAGAAGACATCATGACTTCGTTGAAAGACCCAAAGGCGGTTATCATCTTTGATGTGTTTTCTGTTGGTTCTCTCATTCGATTAACATTGAATGGACGTGTGGAATCATATACGTTAAATTCTGACAACTGTACATTCGGTTGGTACAAGCGTTGCATCACAACATATTTGTTTATCATTGACCATAAACAGAATCGCACATTTGTATTCGGTCACAAGAAACGCAAGATTACCACAGAACGAGAACTATGGGAATCAAGCGATATTAATTATTGGGGAGCGTAACATGGATTCATTTATTCGACTACAACTGACAACGGCAACGATTGTCAGACATAATCTAATACACCTGTTAGGGTTCATACGAATGAATCACATTCATTCCATACAGAAAACGGAAGACGGCTATCTTGTATTGGGTAATGGAACATCTGTTTGGACAAAACGAGCAACTGATTATATGTTCGTTGGTATCAACGATGTTTTACCAGATGGGGTTATGACCGTTGGATGGTTCTATCAGAATCGTTATGGATTATTTAACGAGATTTTTACGAAAAACGAAGATATATCCAAAGTGATATATGACTTGTACGATACCTTGATTAGTCTGGCGAACATCTATCAAGAGCCGTACAATCCAAAGGATACATTGTTTTTGTATGACCATACATCTGTTTACAATCTTGACAACAACGGAGAACAACACTTTGTTACTCATATTGAGAACGTGCCAAAATATATTCCGTTTGATTGCATCTGTAAAGACAACGATATTATCGCCATTAGAACGGCAGTCAGTCAATTGTATGACTTAAAATGTTGCATTGACCCATCTATTGACTACCAGTTGCAACAACAGTTAAAAACACTACAGGAGGAATATCCATATGAATACGATTTCAACCTTAAAGTACAAGATTGACTTACAGGAGTTAGTCGAGGAGTATACCATATTATCACGAAACGGTGGTAAAATTCCAAGGGGTACTTGTCCAATATGTCACGGAGATAACCCAACAGAGTTTTGTATTCTTGGTGATAGATACTATTGTCACAAATGTGGTTCATCTGGTGATGCAATCGGTTTCTATGCAGGGGTAGAGGGTTTACCGTTCTATCAAGCGGTTGAAGCCTTGGCGGAAAAGTATGAGGTGTCTACAGACGACCCTGTGTATCAAAAACAGAAAAGCATCGTTGGTCAGAATACCAAGGTTGCCATGAAGTATCATAAAGCGGTTGATGCCGTTCGTGAATACATGAATGTCAAACGAGGTATCAACGATAATACATTGGAAGATTTTCTGATTGGATATGACAAGGGTGGTTTCTTAGGTGTACAGTCGTCTGGTATCGTAATTCCAATTCAAGATGCGTATGGTCGTATCGTTGGTTTTTCCAAAAGACGATTGGAAGAAACCAATGAACCAAAATACAAGAATACCAAAGAAGATGATGTGTTTGTTAAACGACAACTGTTGTTTAATTACCATCGTGCGGTTAAAATGTTACACCCGAATGGAGTACTTCATGTTGCCGAGGGGTATCTTGATGTCATGTCCGCACACCAACAAGGTATTCCATGTGTTGGGTATCTTGGTGGACGACTCACGAAAGACCAGATTGGGTTACTATGGGAACTACAAAAAAGATACAATGGCGATATTACGTTTGCATTAGCGGTTGATAATCCAGAGTGTGATGCGACTGGTCGTAAAGCATTGTTAAAAACAAGGGAAGATATTAATAAATACGCACCAGATTTAAACGTGCGTGTTGTCAAGTATCCGAAAAATGATGAGTAAATACGAAAATCTACCGAAAAGAATCGGAATTAGAAAACAAAAGTGGATTGATGCACGACCAATGTATTGTGAACCACCATATAATTATGCGTGTAAATTATGTTTGCGTTGTTGTGTCAACCGCAAAGGCAAAGTCAGAAATCGTTGTGGTTTTAAGAAAGCTGGGTAAACAATGGGATATGCACTATTAGATGGCACTTGTGTGTCTTCAATGATTAACAAAGAATATACTGTGAATGGGTATCGATTTATTACACAATTTGACAAGGGTTGGATTGCCATTCGTTTTTTAGACGATGTTCCAACCAATTGTATTAATCAATTCAGTAACATCGGTGCGTTCAATGAATACATCGAGTATTTGAAACGTAAGCCACATCACGATGATTACGTAGCAAGAACAACGGAGGATAACAATGGACAAGATAACATCTGATACACTATTTAAGATAAATCAAATGTTCAACTTTGTAGAACCAATTAATAATCCAACAGAATTAACCATTGGTGATACGTTGTATAACATTCATGTTTATGCTGGGTATAAAATTACGGTAGACAATACTGTGACACATACGTCTACAGACTTTAAAGACTTTATGTCGTTCCATGATTTTGTAATGGAGGTTTCATAGATGAAAACATTGTATATGGTTAAATACGGTTGCGGACAATGGGAAGACTACCATGAAGACATTAGTTTTATGTATGAAACATTTGACGAAGCCAAACAAAAATGCCTACAGTTACAATCTGAAATCGACCAACGATTACAAGATAAACAACATTGGTATGATACATTAAATAAATTGGACGAAGAAGACATCGAAAGTGTTTATAATAAAGTTGTCAAACAAACAACGAATGTTGTTGCGTTTTTTGAATTTGTTGACTCACCCAAGGATTTCCCAGAAATCTTAGAGTTGTTTGATAAAGATATGCAAGAAAAGTTTCTGTTGTATTCCGAAGCACAAGAATATATAAACTCAATTAGTATCTTTGACAACGAATATGATAATCCACATTACTTTATGTCTGTATACGAATGGCTAGACGATGGTTCAATGAAATGGATTGATGCCTTTGGTTCTGAAAAATTGGAGAATATGTCATGCTTGGAAAGAAATTAATTTTATGTGTTTTTAAAAAATATTATTTTTACAACCTTGACATATTATGTGCCATATGATATATTAATGGTGTAAGAACGATGGTTGAGCTGCCTAAAGTATTAATCCATCGTATTTTTGGATTAGATTCCCAATTGACAAAAAACATTCGTCCTATTGGGTTTTAAATCCCAGTTTTTTACGAAGTGAGGTAAAAATTATGAAAGTGGTATCTTACGAAGATTTATTTGGTTCAAACGATATTATCGCTTATTGCGAAGACCTAGCCATTGAAAAAGACGGCAAAAAGTACTTTTCTGTAGAGGTACTAAAGACAACATATTTTGAGTATTTAGACAGATGGGTACAGGAGGTAGAGTTTGAATGAACGTATTAATCGCTTGCGAGGAGTCACAAACCGTCTGTAAGGCATTTAGACAACTTGGGTTTAATGCCTATAGTTGCGACATTGTGGAATGTTCTGGAGAGCATCCAGAGTGGCACTTTAAAGAAGACATCTTTGACGTAATCAAACGTAAGGGTGGTGTCACCTAAAGTGGTAATCTAGTGTTTGTTGACAAATGGGATTTAATGATTGCACATCCACCGTGTACGTTCTTATCATCCAGTGGTGCAAAATGGTATTATCACCCAGACGACAAAGATTTACCGATTGAACAACGTAGACCGCATCCACGGTTTCCACATCGGAAACAAGACCAAAATGCAGCCGTTGATTTCTTCATGGCGTTATATAACATGAACATTCCGTATATTGCCATTGAAAATCCTGTTGGTGTCATATCCAGTAGATTCCGTAAACCAGACCAGATTGTACAACCGTTTATGTTCGGTAACGCAGCACGTAAGACCACTTGTTTATGGCTTAAGGGTTTACCACTTTTAGAACCAACGAAGCTAGTGGACGAGGGTGAATCCATTGTATTCCGTAGTGGTAAAAAAAATGCCAAAGTGGTATTGTGATGCGTTGACAAATGCAAAAACAGATGCAGAACGTAGGAAATTACGGTCTAAAACATTTGATGGTATCGCACAAGCAATGGCATCTCAATGGGGAACATTTGTTAAACACGAAATGGAGAAACACAATGATTGATTTCTTGGAAAAACATTATATCTTTTTCACACGATTTGTTTGGATTGCAACCTATATTGTGTTATTGGGTGTCCTTGATTTTTACAACGTGTATAAAATCAACGATGTACCGACATTTATCTGTTTTATCTTCGGTGTCTATTGGCTTGCCAAGATATTGACCGCAATGATTGTCATTGGTGTTGCAGCCTTGTTACAAATCAATGTTGACATCGAATTAAAATCATCGTTTACAATCAACGATAAATACATTTTTTAAACCATAGTGTAACGAAGTGAGGGAAAAATTATGAAATACAGAAACGGAAATGCGGTTGTCACCTTGGATTTACGAGATGGCACACGCATTATTGAATACCCAGATAACGAACCATTGACACTACAGACACCACTCAATATTGATATTCGTGTATCTACACAATGTCCATATGGTTATAACGTGGAAACGCAGAAATCTACTTGTGCATTTTGTCACGAATCTGCATTGGTTAGCGGAGTAGAATGTCACTATGGTATTCTACAACAGGTGTTGATGGACGCAAAATTACCACGTGGGACAGAAATCGCTCTAGGTGTCAATGAGATTACAGACGACTTAATGCAATTCGTTAAGAACTTATGGAAACTTGGGTTGGTTGTCAACATCACAATGAACGAGCGTTATATCTTAGAATTTGGCGATACAGGGTTAAAACAAATGTTGCCCTATGTGTTTGGTCTTGGTATCTCTTATCGTTCGTTACAGGGGTGTTTATCGCTACCAGATTGGATTGCAGAATATCCACATACGGTTATTCATGTAATCAACGGTATTGACGACTTTGACGATGTAAAAGAACTGGGGGTTAAATACCACAAGTTATTAATCTTGGGTGAAAAAGACTTTGGGTTCAACCGTGGTAAAGTCAACTTGGATACACCAGAACACAAACAATGGAAATCCAATATAATGCAATTGACAAAAATCTTTGACATTGTATCTTTTGATAACTTGGGGTTGCAACAATTAGAAATCCGTGGTAAGATAACAGATGAAGAATACAAATCGTTTTACCAAGGCGAACATTCCATGTATATCAATGCGGTGGAACAATACTTTGCACCATCCAGCCGTACACGGAATAACATCAAACGTTTTGATGAAACTGATTTACGTTCGTATTTTCAATATTGCGAATCACAGGAGGTGTCGCATGATTCTTAAGCGAGTAGGCGTGTTTGAAACCAATAGTTCTTCTTGTCATTCTATGGCATATGTCGCAAGATTACAATTGGCTAAACCGCCACAAACACAAACAATTACACAACAGTTTGGGGTTCTTGGTTTTACTCCAATGTTTAACGACCAGTCTTGGGAAGTCCACTTCACGGACTATGTGTGGAAAGAACAAACATTGTTCACGCCACAAGATAAACTATCGTTTTTACTAATGGAAATCTATAGCGAATCTTTGGTTGACGAAGTGTTTGGCGACCCATTTTATCTACATATAAAACAATGGTTGTCTGACATCGGTATCCACTTAGAAGAAATTGGGTACGATGAAGATGATATTGTTGAATCAGTTCCGACAAACGGTGTTGTTAAGCAAGAAATGTTTGAATCTAAAGAAGATTTATACAAATATTTATTTGATAGTAACATCGTAATTGATGTTCGCCAATATGAGGTAATGGCTGAATACTAGGGAGGAATACTAATGGATTCACAAGACCAACATTCATTGGAGTGTCTATTAGAATCTAAGGGTGGTATTCGTTGTGATGCTGATATGATGCCGTCTTGCTTAGACCGAGTTAAACATATTGTGTTGTACTTTGATAGTCTTTATGCTAAGGTTCAAGAGATATATATGGGGTCTAATGGTCGCTATTATATGTTAGAATGTTACGAAGAATACAATAATAAGAAAAGACATCTTATTCGTTTTATTGAAGTAGAGCATAAGATGAAAATTCTTGATTATTGGGTTGCCAAACAGGAGGAAAACAAATGAAATTAATACGCAATGGGGTTTTTGAAACAAACTCCAGTTCTGCACATTCGTTGGCATACAAAAACGAGGTCTTGCGTGACTATAATTTCAAGCCACATAATGATTTATGTTTTGCCGTTAAAGACTGGCGGTTAACAAAGAAACCAAAGGAATACGAAATGTATTCGTATATGCCTTTGTATTTTGATGAATATGGCTGGGGATTTGATGTGTTATCTTCTCCAGCAGAAAAACTTAGTTACCTTATGTCGTCCGTTTATCAATATAAAACTTGGGGTGTTATTAAAGAAGACCCATTTTTCAAACAAGTAATACAATGGTTAAACGAATTAGACATCGTGGTCAATCTACCAGAAGAATACGGTGATTCTAGTGAAGTTGATGCATATGTTGACCACCAATCTTTGGATGTTATTACCAAAGATATGTTTCAGACCAAAGAAGATTTGTTGACATATCTATTTAACAATGATATTACAATCCATATTGAAAACGACAACTCCGAAATCATGCAAAATTGGGTTGACGACCCAAAAGAAACAATGGATTATTGTGCAGCAATGTATTGGTGTGTTTCTCAATATAAATGCGTAAGACGTAAATCTTGGGAAGATGGCGTGTATTTGATTTATGATGTTATCAAAGACGATGATGGTCATTATGACTTGGGTTATTTGTTGTTAGACAACGGTTCTAAAACATTGTATAAACCAACAGTAGATGATGCACAGGCATCCGACTGGACAGTTGCTATGGAGGTAAACCGATATGAAATTAGTTAGAAACGGTGTATTTGAAACCAACAGTTCATCCGCACATTCTCTTGCGTATGGCACAGAATATATCTTGCGTGGTTCTTGTTGGTATCAACCAACTGAAGAACACGACTTCAGTAATCCAATGTATCGCTTGGATACGGTACCAGATAATTACCGTGGATACACATTCTACGAATGGCTTGGTGAGTTCGGTTGGAATGGTAGACCATTGCGTACACCACAAGAAAAGTTTTCTTATTTGTTAACACAAATGGCAGATACATCGGAAGAACTACATGAATCAACCGATTATGAAACTATAAAAGAAATGGTTGAAGACCTTGGTTGTGAAATCATCCGATGCAATGACCAAGATGGTTACGTTGACCATGAAAGTCACGGTATTGTCAATCCATCGTTATTTAAGTCTAAAAAAGACTTGATTACATATCTGTTTAATGATAACATTAGGGTATACATCGAAAACGACAATAGCGAATACCAAGAATGGTACACTGGCGAAAAACGTCACTCTTGGGAGTAGCCTATGACGTATAAAGAAGCCACAAAAGATATTTATGTTGGTCTTATCATAAAGCGACAATCTTGGGATAGTCTACGTGTTCAATATATGGATTTATTCGATGGATTTGATAGCTTTGTAGATTTTGCAATGGTGTCATATGATGCACTCACAAATGAGTACATCGGTATTTACACACCAGAGCCACGTGACGAGTTTGCAAATGATTGGGTGATTGTTAAATGAAATTTATTGATTTATTCGCTGGTATCGGCGGTGTCCGTTCTGGCTTAACCAAAGCTGGTATGGAATGTGTCGGTTGGTGCGAACAAGACAAATACGCACAACAATCATACCGTGCGTTATATCCAACGGATAATCTTTGGTTTTCACCAGATGTTCGTGCATTAAACGGTACAGAGATGCCGTATGCAGACCTGTGGTCGTTTTGTTTCCCTTGTCAAGATTGCTCCATTGCTGGGTTAAAGCAAGGTATGGAAAACACACGGAGCGGTTTATTTTACGAAGTTATGAGGTTATTGAATGAAACAAAACATAAACCCAAATGGTTGTTCATTGAAAATGTTAAGAACTTATTATCCATCGACAATGGATGGGGATTCTACGGTATTTTGTCTGAAATGGACAAAGCAGGGTACGATGTGTTCTGGCGTGTGTACAACACAAAAGACTTTGGACTACCGCAGAACCGTGAAAGGTTGTTCATTATCAGACATCTTGGAAACGACTGTCCATCCGAAGTATTATACAGACCCAACCAAAGCGAACAATCTATTGTTCAAGTCGGAAATATAATCAAGACGACATCCTTTGGTGGCAATCCGCAACGAGGTCGTGTGTACTCACCAGAGGGTTTATCTCCTACGGTCACTTGTATTAAAGGTGGCGGTCAAGAACCAAAGATTTTACTTGGGAAGAACCCAAACGTGATACGCAAGTTGACCCCTAGAGAGTTCTGGCGTTTACAGGGGTTTACCGACAAACAGTTTGATACCTGTGCAAAGATACAATCGAACGCACAATTGTATAAACAAGCTGGCAATTCCGTGTCTATACCGATTGTATATGAACTTGGGAAGAACATTATTGAATACCACAGGAGGTTACATGGGTAATTTTATCGAGAATTGCAAAAACGTAGTCATGCAAACACTTAGCTTTCCAATGTCCGCTTATGTCAGTTCACAAGCAAGGATGCAAGATGTAAAGCTGGTGTATGATTCCTTACATATTACTTGGTTTTCTAAAACACTCCAGAATCATAAAGCATTAGTCATGTCAACAAGCGAAGACTTTGACCATGTATATTGGGAAGTAACATTTAATGGTGAAACCAATGAATATTATGTAGACGAATACAAAAAGCAATCCAATACTGTAATCTTGGGAGAAGACATTAATGAAACAATGTAAAGATTACAATGATTTACTGGTACAGGACTATTCCATTGGCTCTCTTGAAACAGAGCCTTTGGATATTGCTTGTTTGAATGTCCTACTGGAGGAGTATCCAAAGCAAGAAGACCAATATAAAAAGGCATCTCGGTTTTGTAAATCCGTGCATGATTCAATGGTTCTTGCCGATATTGCCACACTCTTGGCAAAACGATGGAATCGCAGCATTGAAGATGTCAAGAAATATCTGGATGTGTCCGCCACCAATGAAGAAGAACTATGGGGTAAAACACATGGGTTTTCTGATTCGTTTGACGACTTAAAATCATTCATTGGTCAAGATGGTGTTCCACTTGGGTTTCCGTCTTTGGACTTTGCATTAAATGGTGTCAAGCGTAGAGAAATCGTATTGCTTGGTGCATATACCAACCAAGGTAAATCATTTGTTGCAGCCAAAGTTGCTGCACATCGGTTGATGGACTCAAAAGATAATCTATTGATTTTCTCAATGGAGATGCCAAGAGGTCAATTCTTGGCAAACATCGTGGAAGAAATCTTGGGTGTCGATGAAGATACTTTGGTTGAGATGTTGAAGACTGAACAGGGCATCGAGGTGTATTCCAAAGTATCTGCCGTATTGGACAAGCGTGTTCGCTTTGTTGATGAACCGAATAAAACCATTGACGACCTAGAGAAAATCACCGAAGCGTGTTATGCCAATGATTTTCCTGTGGATTTCGTCATATTTGACCACTTTCATTTGATACCACAGATTGACGATATTCCTGTGTTGTCCAAAAATGCCAATCAAATGAAAGAATACGTTAAGAAATTCAATCTGATTTTGTTTATGCTTTGTCAGTTCAACGAGGAATCGCAGTCGACATACAGTAGCGACAAAAAGAAGAAACCGTATGAAGCCATGTTACGCCATATCAAGGGTGCTAATGCTTTAAAAGCCATAGCAGATATTGTGTTGTTACTATGGCGACCATACAAGACGGATACACAACTTGACTTTGACGAACGTGATAAAATCAAGAATGTATCATGTATCAAAATTGGTAAATCTCGCAGAAAATTACGAGGACCAGCGGATATATTCCAATATAAGGTCAACGATAAAACCACAAGAATGGAAGAAATTAATTATTTTGGATAATTATTGTATTTTCTTGTTGACAACATTGTGTATATATGTTAATATAATACTGTAGTTAAGTGCTACGCCTCCTTTCTTAACATAGCCGATGTAAGTGGTTGCCCCTACTTGCATTGGCACACATGGACTGTTGCTGGGTTATGGTATAAATTCGCATAAATTGTCATGTCCGAAGAAAACCAACAGGTTCGATTCCTGTACAGTTCTATTGCTATAAGCAAAATGTTTATCAAAAGGTGTGCCTGTTGTACACATCCCAAAAAGACAACACGTGTTGATTGATTACACGACAACAAATCAAACATACGGTGCTTGCTGCCGTCACTCAGTAAGCGTTATATGTGACGAGAAAACATATCAGAGATAACTGTAAACCATCACTAGAGATGTCAACCTAGGGTCTTGTGCCATTCCATAATCGCACACGCAAGACAATGCGACAACAATCATATGTAGAAATGTAAGTGTTATTACTATACTACGAATTTTTTACTGCCGTCAGGAGCAGACGTTAAAACTTAGTCTGACCGCAAAAGACTTTAAAACATGAGCGAAGTCTATAGACATCTACCGCCGATGAGTATAGACGTGTACGAACATAAGACATCGAGATTGCAATCTTTCGGTGGTCGAATGATACAACAAGGATTGTATGGCGGTAGAATATCGAGAGATGGTGTAACGCAAGCACAGTCACTATGAGAGTGAAAAGTACAGGTTAAATTCCTGTTCGCTCGACCACATGGATGGTTGTCAGAGTGGTTTATTGAGTTTCTTTGCTAAAGAAATGTTGTTGCAAAACAACCACAGGTTCAAATCCTGTACCATCCTCCAAAACGGTATTCATACATTATCGTAAAGAGTAGAACGTAGCCATGGAATGTTTTACTATGTATGCCACACAACAGATACATATTAGTTTACAGGTAAAACAACTCTTGCAAAGAGTAGACGGTGAGTTCAATACTGACCATATGTATTGGTGTTGTATTCTTGGGTAGTTCAACGGTAGAGCATCTGGCTGTTAACCAGAGAGTTATAGGTTCGAGTCCTATCCCAAGAGCCATGCCACTTTAGTTTAATGGCTAAAACGAGTGTCTTGTAAACATTTGATATTGGTTCGATTCCAATAAGTGGCTCCACGTTGTGGTGTAGTGTAATGGTAACACAGTAGACTTTGACTCTACTATCCTAGGTTCAATCCCTAGCACCACTACCAAGTATGGAAAGTTGGCAGAGTCTGGTTTATTGCATCGGTCTTGAAAACCGAAGAACAGTAATGTTCCGTGAGTTCAAATCTCACACTTTCCTCCAGAGCCAAGATACACTAGGGTACGCCCATGTATCACCGAATGGGTTACTTAAGGGTTTCTCATTCGGCTGGCATACATCGTGTTGCTTGGGTAACAATCCAAGATACACGCATAATTTTTCCTCCTGTTGGGTTGGGGTAAAATCTCAACCCATTGGATGCACACATAGTTTAATGGTAAAACAAATTGATGATGGTTCGAATCCGTCTGTGTGCAGTCGACTGAAATCCAGTACTCATAGACACTGGTCGGTGAGTTGCGGCATCGTAATGTGTGGAACGTAAGCCATCCCGCAACACAAATATTATCATAAGTGTTTACCATGAACACAAACTGGAGAAGACACCTAAGTATTTTACCTCCTTTCGTACTTAGGTGTCTTCTTTTTGTTTTCCATAGTTGACAACCTTAGTAAAATACTGTATAATTAATATATGGGGTTACAAACAATGAAAGAAAATTCGTTTTTATGTCCAGACGGTCATACGACATTGGTCAAAGATTGCATGAACCAATGCCGTATGGGTCAACGATGTTTGGCTAAACCGTTGTTGGTCAATGCAAGTCGTGTTCGCGACTTAAACAGAACAAACTTTAGTGTCACCGAGGTGTTATCACCAACGCTCTATATGTATCTAAAGGCAACCCATAGTGAAACCATAAATCCGTTCTCATCTATTGCTGCAACGGTTGGGACATCTGTACACGGTATATTGGAAAACTGTTTGCCACACAATTATGCTGGTGAGTTCCGATTAAATTACAAGGGATTGACTGGTCAAATGGACTGTATCGACTTAGAGCATCATACCTTGTACGATTACAAGGTGGTTGGTGCATACAAATGTGCGACAATGATGGGTGGTAGACCATTGTGGAAACCATATACAATCAAACGTGGTAAACGCAAGGGTGAAACAGAATTAAGACAACAATGGTTCTACGATGGATTGCATCACTATGGCGATTACTGTAAGCAACAAAATCTATACAGAATATTGTTGAATAAACACGGTATTCCAATCAAAGATATGTTCTTGCAAGTAATCATTAAAGAACCAATCAATACAATCAAGACATTCAATCTATCGCAGCAATGTTATCTATTGAAGCTACCAAAGATGAATGACCAACGATTGCTTGATTATGCGTTATACAAAAAAGATGCGTTGGTTAATGCTATTGCGACCAATACGATGCCACGACAATGTTCCGCCAAAGACCGTTGGGTGTCTAAAACGTATCCAATGGGTCGTAGATGTAAGGATTATTGCTCGGTGTCATATTGTTGTCCGTATTATAACTCATAGGGGAAGAACATGGTTAATATCAAAACACAGGAATTTCGTACTATAGATAAGTACCGCATTACGGCGATTAAACGACAAAGCCGAACGGCTTTTGTCAACGAAGTTAAAGTCGGTGATGAGTTCTATCTATGTACAAAACTACATGGGGAGAAAACACAAGCTGGTTATCTTGCACCACGAGTACGGTTGTATTTCCCAGAGAAAAACCGTTACACAAAATATACAACGCAAGAACGTATGCAGCAAATCTTTGGATTTAATTTTGATGTTGAAGTCGTAAAAGATACAACAGACATCAACTTGGGTGGTGACGTACAATGATTCTTGTCGGTCGTGCTGGTAGTGGCAAAGATACGGTGGCAGATTTGTTGTGCGACAATCTACCGAGATATGCCTTTGCCGATGCCTTAAAAGAAACAATCCATGTAATACAAGAACAAGGTGTCAACGCTGGGATGGAGTTCTTGTCTTCTCTTAGTGGACATACCGTTGAAGAATTAAGCGGTATTTTACCAGTCGTACAAACGATTGAGAAAACGGTTCTTGATGGAAAACAACGTGGTCATTTACAATCGTTGGGGAACGGTTTACGAGCGTTGTTTCAAGACTTTTGGATTATCGTTCTCCGAAATAGATTAATCGAAGACAATCCTAAGGGGTATATCGTGACTGATTGTCGATACGAAAATGAACTTAAGATGTTGCAAGAATTGGACGTTGGAGAACCATACTATCGGAAGTCCATATTCATTTCTGCGAACAAACGAGAGCGTATCAAACGTATGAAACAACGTGATGGCTCTTGTGATACATCTAAATTAAATGATGTGTCTGAAACATCTGTTGATGCAATGAAACATATGTGTGATTATACAATCAACAATTCCAAAGATTTATCACACTTACAAACATTGGTTGACAATATCAATCGTGACATCCAAAGGGAGAAACAAGAATATGGTCAAGGAATTACACATGATTGCAATAATTGATTACAGAACCAACGAACTAAAAGCAGAGGTTCGTAGACGAATGATGCAATCTGAATTATCTGAACAAGAAGCCGTTCATCTTGTGGATAAGGCTTGTGATGATATGACAGATGCCATTAGTCGTTTATATTCACAAGCGGAGTTATAATGAAGTTAATTTATTCTGGGGTTGTCATGGGTGACCCAGTACCACAGGGTCGTCCACGCCTAAGTGGACGAGGTCGTTTTGTTCGAGCCTATGACCCTCCAAAGTCTAAAGCCTATAAGCAACTAATAAAAGATACAATCGAACATCCAAAGGATTTAACGGACGTGCCATTGTTGTTTGAACTTGATGTGTACCGTAAAATCCCCTCTAGTGTTCGTAAAAAAGACCATCAAGATATGGTCGATGGGTTAATTCTACCAACGAAGAAACCAGATATTGACAACGTACTAAAGGGCGTTATGGATGCCTTATCTGGTGTTATATGGGTTGACGATAACCAAGTGTGCGATGTAATTACACGCAAACGCTATAGTGAAAACCCAAGGATTGAATTTAAGGTGTATGACATTACACCATAACGGAGATACATGAAATGTTAGAACAAAAATTGACAAATACAGATGGTACTAATGGGATGTGGGGCTTACACCTTGTGTGGTTCGATGGTTTTTCATACCAATTGACACCAATCGAGTCTACGGATGCCGAAGATATTCGTGAGTGTTTTCCACATTGGATTGTATACTTGACTGGTGACATTCAAGAAGATTGTGAAGAAATCGAACGACAAACCTTTCTACAGGGTGAAGCCTATGACAAGTGTATATGCGACATTGGTCTAGTCGATGAAAATGATACCATTGACGGTACAGACTTTAAGGTTTATCTACAGATTACAAATGATTTACAACCACATGAACATTGGGTGCTTAAAGAACACGAACACGTTGGAAATGATTACATCTGCGTGTATGCCGTAGACGAGCCAAACAAATCTAAAGTTGATAAGATTATCGCTGGTGCTTTGGTGAATGGCTACGATTTAGAAACCGCAGCAATCTGGGTTATGAAACTTGGGTATATGGCACAAGACCGTTTAGCTAAACAGTTTGAAAGCATCGCATCTACAGTTGAATCATGGACGGTTTAACCGCATTAATTTTATTGGTGATTGTGCAACGGATGTGTCTTGTGATACTGATGTTTGCACTTGGGTATTTATTATACACAGGAGGTAAGCATGATTAAAAAATTATTGATTGCTGCTTGCGTATTCTTTGGTATGTGTATGGGGCAAACATACGCATATCAAATGCAAGCCGAGGTTTCTGCATATACAGACCGTGGTACAATGGCAAACGGTGAATGGACACACGATGGAGCAATCGCAAGTGATGATTTACCACTCGGTACACGAGTAATTATCAATGGTCGAACGTATGTTGTTAAAGATAGATTCGGTGGTGGTTATTCCAACGCTATAGATATATGGATGCCATCATACGAAGATGCGATTGAATTTGGACGACAGTATATTACTGTTGAAGTTCTTATCTAATCTAGGAGGATAATTATGATTACAGTAAGATTAAAAACACAAGAAGAACCAATGAAGCGAGTACGTGGATTTGAACTTGTTTCACGAATGGAAACGCCTGTTAAGTTGCCAACACGAGGTACAATCCATAGTGCTGGATACGATATTTGTGCAATTGATAATTGTACCATCGAGCCAAAACAATCCGTATTTATTCGTACTGGCATCAAGGCGTATATGCCACCAGATGAATACTTGGATTTACGAGTACGTTCAAGCCTTGGGATTAAACGCCAATTAATGCTGGCGACTGGGGCATCGGTTATTGATTCCGATTATTACAACAACGAAGAAAACGAGGGTGAAATCATGGTGGTTTTATATAACTACGGTGACGAAACTCAAACCATCGCAGCTGGCGAACGTATTGTCCAAGGTATTTTCACAAAATATTTCTTGATTGATAATGATGATACAACCGACCAACGTACTGGTGGCACTGGGTCAACGAACAAATAATGGGAGATAAAAACAATCCATGAAACGATTTATGTATTTAATGGATATGTTTAAGAATGGGGAATTATATCGTATCTCTATTTATGGGGAGAGTAGAGATACGATTCAACAATATTTATACGATATATCACCAGAGGTAATCTTTGTAAGAGAAGATGAAGAAACCGAGCGACAACAAAAGAAGCGAACCAATGGTAATTTCCGTAAGATATATCACAATGGAAAATACATCGGTACAATCGTTCAATGTGATTTTAGAACAGACCGATGTCAGTCCATTGGAGAACGGTCGAAGAAAATTATTGGCGTTGACAGTCGTTATAGGGTGGTTGAATGAATAGATTTACACAATTCATGTGTTCAAACATGAGTAATTTAACAAAAATACAACAGTTTGAGAAACAATATTCTTTTGACGAGTTCGCACAGAATAAACAAAAACAACGGATTTTAAATCGTTTGAACCGCTTGCGGTCAATTGATTATGCAGACTCACCAGAAGACATTGTGTTGCAACAAGAAGAATTTGAGAGAATGTCTTATGCGTTAATTCGGTTGCGGTCTGAATTGGGTGTTAAGAATACCCAATTGTTGATTCTCCGTGCTGGTTATCGCAAGAAACTAAAGGATATTGCCAAAGAACTCGGATTGTCTTATACTTATGTGTGTGCAAAGTATAAAACGGTTAAGAAACAAGCGAAAGAAATTGTGTTGCAACTCATGAGGGAAAACACGGTTGATATTGATATGTTTCAACCTGTGAAGAATTTATATTTTGCATCAACACCAAAAGACAAGCTGAATTATCCATTTGATTCTGCACGAAACACATTCAAGAAATATCATATCTACAAGGGTGAATACCGTGAATCATTTTATTGTAAAGCCATTGAATATCTTGATGAGTGCTTTGGTGACAAGAAAACCATTTGTAATTACTGTGGCAAACAATGCACACGATTAAACGACATGGAGGAACGCATTTGAATATCGCAGAACATTCTTTGAATACAAACAAATTAGATATGCGTGTGGATGCAGACCGTGCATATATTGCCGATGTATCCGATATACACGTTGGGAACATTTATCACAACCGACAAAAGTTTGAAGACTTTATATCCAAAGTACAATCCATTGATAATCTGTATTTGATTATTGGTGGTGATTCTACGGATAATGCAACAACCAATTCCGCATCATCTGTGTTTGAACAATCGGAACACGGTGGCGACCAAGTGTTGACCGCTTACCATTTATTACAACCGATTAAAGACCGTATCTTGTTTTGCCGTTCTGGCAATCACGGATATGAACGTGCGTTGAAACACAATAAATTAATACCAGAGCAGATGTTGGCAGAGTTACTAGGTGTTCCGTTTTACCACGGTATGGCAAGCGTATTCTTTAATGTCAATAAGAATCTGTATGTTATTGGAACATGGCACAACGCAAAGAAACCCAATGCAATGGAATGGTTACATACTGACATCACATTCTATGAACACTTGCATAAAACCAATTGGGAGAAAACTCATGTGGCATCACCAAACCGTATTGCCAAGGCTTGGTCAATGATGGAACATTATGATATACAATCTGGTTCATTCCTTGGTTGGGGCGGTTATTCCGCAGACAAGGGGTATCGTCCATTGGATTGTGGTACGTCCATCGTAGAGTTATCTGGGGAACGTAACAAAAAGTCAATTCGTGTTCATTCCGACATTGACCATGTATTGGAACTGGAAGAATTGCGAAAGTGTGTACATGATGCCACTTAAAGGAACACGCAAGAAAACAACAAAGAAACCAACCAAGAATCAAACCAAGGTTGTTAAGCTAAAGGCACAAACCAAACGTAAACGCAAGCCACCAAAACCAAAAACACCACTAGATGCAATTCATAAGAAATGTCGTGAATGTTGTTGTGGTACACTTGCCGAGGTACAGGCTTGTGAAATTGACGATTGTGCATTGTGGCATTATAGATTGACGGAAGATTAATTTCTTCCGTCTTTTTTTTTATTTTGTTATTGACATAAATGTAATCATGTGATATTCTTATATCAGAACAACAAATGATTAAACATCGGAGGTCTTTATGAAAAGATGCTACAAGATACCACATGGGTTTCATTATATGGATGTTTTACAACCGTATTTTGAAATGGGATGGTCTTTAACAAAAGTTATGCGTATCGGTCAAGATACATCGGTTATTATTGTTCACCCATAGGAGGGAAATTATGTTACAATCAAAATATTTAACACAGGATGGTCTTAAGGCTTGGTTTAAGGAGTGTTATAATCTTGGGTTTAAATATGTGTTTTACAACCCAGATAGAGGCATCTGTATGTTATCAGAAAAAGAGCCTGTGTTCCGTGATACAACATTTATGTGTTGCGATGGAAAGAAATATCCTATGGTGTCATATTTTTCTACGTTGGTTGTAAATGAGTTACTAAAGGATAGAAATTACATTGCGATTGAAGACCACATTGATGTCGTTGACTGGGAAAATGTTCCTGTTGATACAAAAATAATCGTGTCACATTCACCCAATAGTCCAGACTATTATCGCTATTTTGCAGAATACAAAGATGGAAAAGTATATGCTTGGGATTATGGTGCGACATCATGGAGTAGCGATGTTAAATCAAAAAGCTGGTGGGAACACGCCAAACTGGTGAAATAACATGACATACAAGGGATTTGGCGGTGGTCGTACACTACCAGACAAACGTGAGTATTTTTTGGAATATGGCGATGGTTTTGACCATATCTTAGACCGATGTCAAACAACGGTCGGTTGTCGCAAGTGCCACACAAAACCAGTCGCCATTGTCGAACATAAACGGTCAAAAGATTCACAATGGATTTATCTTGCGTGTCCAAAGCATCCCAAGAATAGAACCTATGTGAATCTGGACTATGATGTCTTGTTTAAATCTTGGGAACTACTACAGAGGAGAAAATTATGAAACGAAAAGCACAAACAAAACGATACATCGAGGACGACATTCTACGGATGATACGATTGGGTTCAATCGTATTATTACTTGGGTCTTTTATTCGACTGTTTTGGTTCAATGATTCCGATTGGTTCGCAGCACTGGTTGTGTCAATCATGTCAATTACATTGTTACCAACAAAGTTAGACCATCCACAGGAGGACGAAGATGAGATTTAGTACTGCATTTGAACATATGTTAAACGGTAAAGCTATCCGTAGATACCATTGGAAACCAGAGTCTTGTTTACGACTCAAACGAGGGAAAATATATGTGTGTACATCCACAGAACATAAGTTATTGGGTTCGCTTAATGCATCTGCTATTATGGCTTCTGATTGGCAAGTCCTTGGCGAAGAAACACACGCTAAAAAAGATGAAAGCATTATGCAATTCTTTGAAACTTTAAATGGTATGATATAAACGAAAGTGAGAAAACAAATGAACAACACAACAAAAACAACAATTTTATCCGCAGTATTCGCAATGGCGACAATGGGTGCGTTCGCAAACCCAGTTGCGTTTGGCAACTTAGAACCATCTGCCGTAAACCCAACCGTTAATGGTTACAACTCTGTTGCCGTTGGTGCAAACACAAGTGTAAACGGCACAAATACAATCGTTGTTGGTCGAGATAATACTGTGAATGGTGACGACAATATCATCCTTGGTGGTGGCAACGGTACAATCACGGCAAACCAAACGACTGTACTTGGGTATAACAATTACGCTGGTAATCATCAAGAACAAACCATCGTTGGTGCAAACAATACGTTGGATGCACAAGGGGCAATCTCCGTTGGTACACACAATGTTGTCCGTGGTGTGGATGCCGTTGTAATCGGTAATAACGCATCTGCTCCAGTACAAAATAGTGTGGCAATCGGTACGAACTCTCAAACGTATGAACCTAAGGGGTTTGGTCAAATGGACATCAACGGAACTACACACGTATTCGCTGGTGAAAGTCCAAATTCTACCGTGTCATTCGGTTCTAAAAAGTCTGACACTTATAGCCACTTAGATAATTACAACAGACAATTACAGAATGTATCTGCTGGTCGTTTAACAGCCGATTCTTTGGATGCAGTCAATGGTTCTCAATTGTATGCAGCTATTGATGAAATCAATACGAATGGCACACGGATTACAACATTGGAACAATCTGGTCAACAATTATTAGGTGACATTGATAATAAAATCAACCAATTGGAACGTGGCACAAATCAAGCCATTGCATCCGTATCTGCCCTAGGTGCATTACATTGGCATGGGTTTGATGCACATAACAAATTCTCTTTAAGTGCTGGCTTTGGTCATTACAAAAATGCAAACGCTGGTGCCTTGGGTGCGTTCTATGCTCCGAATGAAAACGTGATGTTCTACGTTGGTCAATCTTTTGGCTCTGCCAAAGTAACAAACGCATCTGTTAATTTCAAAATTGGTAAAACAACGAATGTCAAACGTGATGAAGTTCAAGATTTAAAAGAACGTGTTGAAATGTTGGAAAACTTATTGTCTAAGTAGAATATACATGGGCGGTGTCAAACCGCCCATAACGGAGCGTTAAATGAATTTTAAGAGTACTTATGAATTACTGAATGGCGATTGTCTGAAGATATTACCAGACATTCGTCACGAACTATTTAAGAAACAACAGAAATATATTATTGTTACCGACCCTCCATTCAATGTTGGATACAAATACAACACATACAAGGACAGAATGTCGGAAGAAGACTATAGAGAAATGCTATATGAAATCTTTTGTTGGGATTCTGCTCCATCCGTTGTTGTCCACTATCCAGAACAATTGTACCAACTTGCGGTTGACATTGGCAGACCACCAGCACGTGTTGTATCTTGGGTATATAACACAAATAACCGCAGACAACATCGTGATATTGCGTTTTTTGGTATTACACCAGATTTTAAACGTGTATTACAACCGTATAAAAACCCAAACGATAAACGGATTAAACGATTGATTGCCAATGGGTCTATGGGTACACCGATTTACGATTGGTGGAACGTCAATATCGTAAAGAATGTGTCAAAAGAAAAGACGGCACATCCATGTCAAATGCCATTACAGGTAATGAAAAACATCATTGGTATATTACCAGATGATTATGTTATCATTGACCCATTCATGGGTTCTGGTACAACTGGTGTTGCGTGTCGTCAATTAAACCGAAAGTTTATTGGTATCGAATTAGATAAAGAATATTATGAGATTGCGTACAAACGCATATCGGAGGTATATAATGAAGATTGAATTGTATGGTAAAACATACGAGTTAAAGAAAACCGCAAAACCAGATGAGGTTATCGACTTATTGATTGATGCCTTGTGTTATCCAAACGGAGAAGACGACCCAATCAAGGTTCTCTCCCTAGTAAAAGACCAGTATATCAAGAACCTTGTACCGATGTATGTAAACTTAAGAACTGCACTAAATAACGCTGGTGTCATGCAAAAAGAATTAAGCGATATTCTGTATATGACACCACAAGATGTCAACCGTAGATTTTCTGGCGTAACAAAATGGAAACCATTGGAGAAACGTGCGATTATGCAATTCTTGGAAGACCGTGGTTTTGATTATCCAGAAGAAATCTTGTTTACAGAATAATGTATGTGTGATATAATGTATGTATTTGAGGTTTTATTATGTCAGAATTTCAACAAGGTATGATTTTAAGGAATACTTGTAATGATACGCATTGTATTTATATCCAAGATATTCCAGATGTTGGATACGGAAAGAATTGTATTGTTTACAATCTTAAGTTGGAAAGATATATCGTCACAGATGATACACTATATGAAAGAATTGAAGATGATTGTCCGATTGTCAATACTTTACATACGCAAGCACTCATGATTGAGTCTTATAAAGCATACATCCGCAATGCATCCGAGGGTTCTTTGTTTATTGCAGAAGAAGTCTTAAAGCACTTTAAGCAACTACAGGGGTCTGAATTATTGTTGACAGACGATAGTGTATTTGTTGTAAAAGACGTAAGCATTATTGATTGTATTACAACAACAGACTGGATGGCTCGTATACAATTTGAGGGTGTTAGACGTTCCCCAGATGGTCGCAAAAGAGTCCAATATGCTACTGTGGCAGAATTAAGACCTAATAATGTTCTATTGGATGCCTTGTGTAAATCCACACAGGAGAGTGACAAATGAAGAAATCATTAGATAAACACGAGATACGACCAATCGTTGATACCTTAGAAACCATTGAACGTGACCTAGTGACGGCTTTGATGTTAAACGATGTTTCATACGATAGATTATGTATGCAATATGCCGTGGCTGACATTCGTGATATCATAGATGATTTACAATCGGAGGATTAGAACTTTATGTTCACAGTATATTGGTTAAACCAAACGAAACAAATTAAAGAACAACATGGATCATATGAAACATTTGAACAAGCGATGCAATCCATAAAAGATTGGTGGAAAGAAAACGATTATCAACCACGGTATTATCGTGTAATTGAACATGGTCAGTCTTTTATGATTGATTATGGATTATACGACTGTTTTTATGAGATTGTCTATAGGGAGAATGAATAATGTATGTAGAATTTGAAGACTTTAAAAAGGTTGTTGACACCGTAAAACAACAAGCAAAAGCCACGGAATCACAAGCATCACTTGTTCGCAACTTAGACGAATTGGCACGATTACAACACATCCGCATCAACAGTCTGGAAGACCAATGCGACTTCTTGTTTAAACGCATTTGTAGAATCCACAGACAAATCTTTTGGTATTTAATTGCGGTTATTATTGTAAATATCGGTGGTTTGATTGCGTTCCATATGGTGACACCATGACAAGAGAAGAACAATCCGTAATTGGTCTATTGTTACATGACTTTGAAGCACGTTTCAATAGTCGCATTGAATGTCTACCAAAATATTACGATAGAACAAAATCTATAGATAACAGGCTAAAGGATGCCGAAGAACATATACAGGTCTTAGTTGCATCAAAACAAAACTATCATGGTTTATTGATTGTCTTGAATGTGTTCTTTGGTATTGTCCTATTGGATACTATTGCTATTTTGTATTTGTTATTACGATAGGAGAAAGATTATGAAGACAATCAAGATTGATGATGTTAAATTTAGAGATATATTATCTAAATATAATTACGAATATGGTCAAATTCAAATTTTTGGTGATGGAGCAGAAGCCGTAGCAGATTTGTCAGAATCTACGCTATATGAAATCACACAAATGATTGAACAAGCCTTAGAAAAAGCGGAGGATTAAATGCAAGTAACATTACAAAATTATACACCGCTTGATACGGCTGCACACGCAATGGGTCAATGCTATGGCAAAACCCTTGGGGTGGATGCATTGGTGCGAGCCGTTCATAGCGGTCATTTATCACTACTGGAACATACGTTGGTGACATTCGATATTGAAATGTCGCAGAAATGCCTTGCACAAATTACACGACACAGACATTTGTCTTTCACGGTCAAATCAACACGTGGAACAGACTTTGCGGATTCCACATGGTTTGATTCAACCGAACATCCAGAGATTACCAAAGACATGGGTCAACTCATGAATAAATTAATCGAAAATCAAATTCTGGAATACAGACGGTTGGTTGATGCTGGTGTACCGTACCAAGTCGCAGCCTATGTGTTACCATTGGCAACCAACGTGACAATGACCGTAAGTGGTTCTTTGCGGACATGGATGGAGTATTTACCCAAGCGATTATGTAAACGTGCATCTACGGAACACCAACAAGTGGCACGAGAGATTTATCATAAATTAAACACAATTTATCCATCGTTGGTCAACCTAGAAATGCTTGGGATGTGTAGCGGTTGTAAAGAAACATCATGTGATTTTACAACGCATAAAAAACAACCGAAAACACCTGTTGTTATTGAATTACGGAAAACGGAGAACAAATAATGAACATTCTGAAAAATATTCTATTGGTTATCATTGGTATTCTTGGTGGTGTTGGTGTATTCCTTGTGGCGTTGGCAACAAAACTTGCATGGCTTGCCACAGGTATCGCCTTTGTATTATATCTATTGCAATTCTATGTAACGGACTTTGCAGCAGTTGCGATGGTATTTTGGATTGCGGTCAAGTTATCAATCGTTTTTGGTGTTATTTTAATTGTCCTAGCTTTGGGAAAAGCATTGGTAAGCGAGGAGGAACGTAATGGAAAAGGTTTATAATGTCACATATAGTGGCACATTCTACGGTGAAGCACGGATTACCGCCCATAGTGAAGAAGAAGCGTATGACATCGCATCTGATTTAACCGACTGTTTTGACATCAATACATCCCCTTGTGGATATGATGTAGATGGTCAAGTCGAAGAAGTTACTGTGTGTGACATCGAAGAAGAAGAACCCGACTACGAAGAAGACGAGGAGGATTATTGTGATTAATAAAGTGCCACGTAATTATGAGTTCCACGAGGGCGACTTGATTTATGTCGAAGATAATCCAGCACTTGTTATAAGCGTATATCTATCTGGCATTAAAGTTCTAATGTTGTTCGATGGAAAAGTTAAGACTAAAACCATTGACAGAAACCGCATTGGTGCTTTTTGGAACAACGTGCATATTGACTATTATGGTGCCATCAATCTAACACCAGAGATTAAAACTATGATTGAGTTCTTGACTGGCGTTCCGTCCGCATACCGAGGTAGATAACATGAATACTATTAAACCAAAATTCAAACGTGGTGACATTATCTCATGTGAATCTGGGAATACATGGATTGTCGCCCAAGTAAGCAATGATACAGGGTGTTATTTTGGGTTTAACGAAAACTCAACGTATACAATGCCATATGAAAGACAAGATAATTTCAAGAAGATTGGGGAGTTCCCAATTGACACCATAGAAGATGCCATCAAAACCGCCAAATGTACATTCATTGATTTACAAACGCAAGTCAATATCGCAGTAAACCTTATGGGTAAATTCTTGGATGCTTATGGCAAGAATACATTACTTGTGTTACAAGATATGCGTGTTGAAAAAGATAAAAATATGGTGTTTATCCAATGTTCTATCGGTGGTGGCAAACCAAACAGATGGATGTCTGTTATTGACATCTGTGAAAAATATGGAGTAAACAAACATGGAGTTCAATAGACATAATCTATTGGTTCTCTGGGGTTTACCAGCAAGTGGCAAGTCAACCTATGTGAAAGAACATGGGTTGACTGACTGGTGTGTATCATATGACCACATTCGTGACATCATCGGTGGCAAACATTATGCGTTCCGATATGGTAAACTGTTGGTTGACCCAGATGTGGAGCGTGCTGCACACCAGATGTCATTATACGCAATCTCATGCCGTATGCGTACTGGTGATTTTATCGTGTATGACAACACAAACACATTACCACAAGACGTTCTAAACAAAGAAATGCAGTTGTTAAAAGACTTGTGTGATATACACGATTATCAAATGTGGTATAAGCGGTTTGATACAGATGTTGAAACGTGTCTAAAACGGTCTAAAGAACGCTCGCAGTACGAACCAACGGAAGAAGTCATACGACAACAAGAGATGTACTTTAGAAATGCACAAATGCCATCGTTTGTACGCAATTTTGATTATAGTGGATACAATGGTTTTCTACAGAAACTGGAGGATTAATTATGGATTTTCAAATTGGCGATATTGTCATGTATTGTGGCTATGGTTGTATTGTTGTTGATTTTGATGAAGACAATAATTTGTTGGTGCTAACAGATGGTTCTTTAACAGAAACCGAAGTTGATGCCGAAGATGTTGTCAAGATTGGTCATGACTATACGTTTGCACAAAGCATAGTAGATAAAATTAAACACATTCAGTTGACCCATGAGCAAGACTTAATGGAAAATAGATTACACCTAATTGACTGTATCGAAGCAGAAAGTTTTACCCATAATGGTAACACATATACTGTTACTGGGAAAACAAAAGTTGATGGCAAGTATTTGTATTGTCAAATCCATAGTGACAATGGCTATGAATGGATTCTTATGGAAGAATTGTTTGATAAATTCTATAAGTAAACAACTTTTGTAAATTTCAAAATAAATACTTGACACAAAACTACCGTATGGTATAATGTAATCAACGACAAGGAAATAACCTTAGTCAGAACATTATATCATACGGTTTTTGTGCATTGTTATTAATCTTTAAAAATTCTCAAATTAATACTTGACACGATTGTTAGATATGATATAATGATTACAGAAACAAGAAGTATTTAGTTTTAAAGAATTTATTCTTTACCATTAGGAGGAAATTATGTTATTTAAATTTTCAAATCAAACGACAACGACATTTGTAAAGACATTCATTTTTAATGCCAAAACGGCAGACATCATTATTCTTGACAATGAATTGTCGAACATGAAAATTCATGTTCCAGTCAGTCGGATTGATGCAGATTTGTTAAACAAAATGTTTAATACCATGACACATAAGTTGTTGAACGATGCGTTGGACAACAACATTCCATACGTATATGTCAACTTGCGATTGTTTGCGGAAAATTACGAAAAGTCACTTGCCGCTGGTTATGAATCCATTGGATACGACCGTACAACTGGTTGCAAGAAAAGCGTTACGTTTTAATTGGGGGTGACACAATTGGCAGATTTACCAGAGTTTTTACAACATCTAAAATGCTTCGATGGGTGGAAAGTCCAAAGTGACCCCAAGGAAGCCGTCAAACAATACTATGAAAAACACCCAAACGAATTACGGAAGAAACCACGGAAAACACTAAAGAAGACAACACGTGTCACCATCGGCAGTCGAAACTATAAGCCAATTGACTTGCCACCACGTGTATGCGATGAATGTGGCAAACTGTTTGTACCATCGCAAAAACGCTCCAGATTCTGTAGTCCGAAGTGTAGTGGTCGCTACCATAGTAGAAAACAATATGCAAAAACAAAGGTTGCACGATAGGGAGGAAACATGGTTTACATTACAGTTAGAGAACTAAATAATACGCATAGAACATACGTATATGAAGAAAACGCATATGTAAACATTGATGGTCAACGCATTTTAGCCAAAGATGTCAAACCTAATATATGGTGGGATGATGAATATATTACGGAGGTAGAACATTGAATGTTATCACACAAATCAAATACGATTGTTATTCACGTGCTAGATGGGTGCGTGAACAAACCGCACAGGGTATCACATTAGATGAACTAGAGTTACAATCTGCACGAAATCTAAGGTATAACGCATGGAAATTCGATTTCGATTCCGCAGCAACGGAACTATCGAAAGCCATAAAAGAAAACCAAGATTTAAAAACGGTAAAAACGGAGGAATAAAACATTGTCAAATCGAAGCTATACACCACGGAATTTATTATTGGATGCCACTTGTGGTTATCCACTTGCACACTATGTTGAAAACCTAGCAAGTAACATTGATATGAACAAAGATAATACCAATGTAGAACTCAATACGTTGCGTTTGTCTATCTACAAGGGTATTCTAAGCGTGTTGCAACAAGATGCCTTAAGCGTTGAAAAATTACAGGAACAAATCGCAGAATGGAAAACCATCAAGAAAGTCGAAGACATCCACAAGTTAATTAATGATGTAGACACATCTACGTTGACCAAAGATGATTTAAAGAACGTAAAACGTGCCATCAAAGAACTTGATGAAGTTGTGACTGCCATTGTCACTGGTATCAATAAAACCATTGATAAATGTGCCATGCTGGCAAATAAACATGAGAAATTTATTGGGAATTATACCGACAAGAAAGAAACGGAGGATTAGAACATTGTCATACAGAACATTTAGCCAAGTAATGTACCGAGTGGAAAACGTATATCGTTTGTTACCACCAGATTTCTTTAAGGGCAACTATGAAACATATGTTGTGAATACAAATAATGGTCATATGTTGGCGTTCAATCGTAAAACCAAACATTATGATGTTGTCAAACAAACTACTGAATTGTTCTTCTATAGAAACAACGGTATGTTGACACATTATTCTCACAGTGATGATATTTTTGATGATAAACCAACGATGCATTGGGTCAAACGTGACGACCAATTCAATGACGAAGAATACGACTTCATTTGTCAAATCGAAGATGCTTTGTTGAGCGAAGCAACACAGGAGGGGTGGTTGTAAAAACCACCCATGATACACACATGGATACACAACAATTGATGAAAACCATCGAAGACCAAAACCAAGTGATTATCGCTAAGGATGCTACAATTGACATTCTACAAAAAGACCTACGGGATGCAAAGTGTGAATTAAACGAGTTGTATCTCGACAGGTCATGGCAGAAGCTACAAGGAGAATATTTGACAGAAGCTATAATGCAAAAGTCAGTCAAAATCATTGGTGGCTTTGAGTACGGCACCAGATACATACCATTGTATCTATGTATTACGATAACCCTTGCGACTATTGCCTTTGGATTATTTATGTTGTCTACGATGGGAGCGTTCAAATGAGCAAGCCTATAAAACCAATGGACGATTTTTGGAAACAAATACTGGATGAATTGGATAATACAACGAATGAAGAATGGATGCAACTGATTGAAGATTACGAAAGGGAGAACCGACCAATGTTAGAAGCGATTGAATTATGCAATCAAATACTGGAACTGATTGAAGACTTGGGCGAACCATCGTTGTTACGTTTTGATGATATTACCATCGTAAATACGTTTGGTGAATACGATTGCTATGGTGACAAATGTTCTGATATGTTTGTCCGCATCTATCAAGAAGAAAAGTTGGTTTTATTTATTGACAAAACAACGTATTATGGTGTAACATATGAATTAATCGACAGAGATGTCGATAAGATATTCTTTTTACAACATATCGTTGAATTACTGAAACTAAGATTGGAGCGTAACAAACATGAGTAACATCCACAGACCATCTGGAGAACAATCCATCGTAGCCGTATTCCATCATCAACCAAAGTACAAATATCGGATTACCGCAAAATACGATAATTTTCCCCAAAGCATTATCTATTACAGTACCAAAACCGCACATGAATTAATACAATGGTTTTTATCAGACATACGTCATGGCAAGCCTTGTTTCGTATGTGATGCAGATGATAAATATGGTATTCTAAACTTGGGAAAAGCCAATACTATTGAGATTGACAGACTGGAGTAGTAATCATGTATACCATCGACAAAACATCCTACTGTTGGACAACCGATGATTCTTGTGGTGAACCACAAAAGACCATTGCAGATGCCATTCAGAATTTCTATGAAGACGATTGTCAAAACCTTGATTGTCCAACGGTTGACATCGGACATCCATCGTATTATATCCCAGATATGTTTAACGCAGAACAAATCATGTGGGATATGAACGACAAAATCGAAGAAGATTATGACATGGCATTAAACGATGAATTGACCGTTGACCAAGACATGGAATTAGAAGAACGATTGCAACAGACGTTGTACCAATTCTTGAAAGAACATAAATTGGACAAACGTATATGGACTGTGTTTGATTCGGTCGAATACAGACCAGAAGATTTTGGGATTGATTTATCTGATTTTTAACCAACGGAGGGAACATGGAAGTTTACATTTTTCAGAAGAACAAACGGTGTCCGTATCTGCACTACAGTTTTCTAGTAACAGAAATCGAACAGTATGCCAATAAGAACTTAGACTGGACTAAAGGAGAATACCAAGTAGATATTCCGTTTTTATACAAATGGTTATCCGATGCACACCAACGAAAAGAATCATATCTAAAAGATTGTAATGAAACACAAGGTCTTATTTATCGAATATCATTAGAAACCTTGCAAGATATTATTGATATTGTAGAACCTATGAGTGGAGAAAGCTGGTTTGAAGTTTATTTAACACGATTTTAATCCCTAGGAGGAAAACACATGGAATACTTAAAGATTATCGAAGAAAATTTTACAAAAGAAGAATTTGTCGCATATTTACGAGGGAGAATCCTAAAGTGGCTATTGGAAGATAAACCATTGGACATTATGGAATTTAAACTGTATGCCAATAAGCTGGTGGACGTTATGAACGAACAACAAGCAGACGAACCACAAGTGATTAAACCGTTCAAATTCAAAATTGGCGACCATGTTATTGTTTCTAAAGGCACAGAAGATGAACGCACAGGTGTAATCGTTCGATTGCCTATGGATGGCGTAGATTGTCGCACCAGCTATGTTGTTGAACTAGATGATAAAAGCCTTGGTTGGGAAGCCTCGGTTGCAGTCGATGGTGTTGACTGTAAAAACGCATGGGTTGCTGGTGAGAGAAACCTACAGTTATTAGAAGAACAACCAAAGTTACCACCAAAGCAACCAGAAAACGCATTAGAACCAAACAAATGGTATCATACCCAAGATTTCACGGTAGAAGAATTATCTAAGCTATTACCAAGCGGAACAACTGTTGAAGTCGAAAAAGAAGCATGGTATAATGGTATCGAAACAGAACCACCGACAAACACACAAACAGGTGTCGTTGTTGGTATCTCGACTTCTTGTATTGGCGATGAACCATTGATTGAAACCAACGGTAGTATCTACTTAAAAGAATGGTTTAAAATCACGGAGGAAAGCAAATAATGACACTGACTGATGTACAACAACAGACCTTAGATAGATTATTACTGGAAGATGGAAACCCAGAAGTATTACCAGAATTCTTAACCCAGATTGATGAGAAACTGGTGGATGTAGACGAGTACTATCATACCAAAGATTACATCTATGAATGTGACGATGGTCGATACTTTTGTTTAACCGTTACACAACATAGTTCTATGGGTGACTATGAAAGTGCATACTTCTATGAGGTATTCCCAAAAGAAGTTACTACCATACAGTACTTCACCAAGGAGGACTTATGAATGATAGACACAGACAACGCAAAAAGATTCTCCAAGGGAACTACGACTTATTGATTTTACATCTAGTGGCTTTACTAGATGAAGAAACCAAGCAGCAAATCCGCCAAAGTGTAAAACGTTTAGTAAGAGAAAGTGAGGACTTATAATGGACATCGAAATCAACAACCAAGGTGCAGCCGTTGTAGAACCCAAAAATAAGAAACCAAAAATGCCATTGCGGTATCAACTGGAGATGGAACTATTAGCAAACCAAAATTCACGTTTGCTTGACCAACGAAATCAATTATTGGATATGGTCGAACGGTTGCAATCTACGGAATTAAAGCCACAAGCAGATGTCAAAATCGAAATGATGCAAACACCAGCTGGTTATGTCAAAGTCGGTGACGTAATTGGTTACGACCGCAGCGACAAACGTATTCGCTTTGGTAAAGTCACCAGATTGACCAAAGATGGGTTCATTTATTTGACCCATATGTATTGCGTTGTGTACGATGATGATAAAAAACAAGCGATTTACCAATCAATGGATGGTTCTATTGAACAATATCGTGTATGCAAGGTGTTATAATCCAATAATGCACAACCCAATTCCAAAAAATTAAAAACCAAAAAATAAAAAACAAGATTTCAAAAAATAAAACGCAGAATTTTCAAAATTCGTGTTGACGTTTACAATCTTGTGTGCTATAATGTGTGTATCGGTGGTTCACCAATCTACAAACAACAAATACACGACTATAAACACCTTCATTAACTCTTTAGTGTGTACCAACAAATAACCACCGACAACCATTTCATATAAACCACGGTATATCACGGTAACACCATCATTTGGTGTGACCATTGTCCACGATACCGTGGTCTTTTTTATGTCCATACATATGAATGGTTGCTCATATGTTCATCCATGTATGGCATCTGTGGCTTGTCTATGGTGCGTTCTATTAAAACATACATACGCACATACCGAACACATCCATTATTGTTATCTAACGGTGTATATTCCACATGATGAATACGTTGACCGCATCACACGTTGCATCCATGATTGATACCACGGATAATGCCATGTGTTACAACGATGGATGATACCGTGGATGCCACATGACAAACCACATACGTATTCCACATGATATTCCGTGGTGATAATACCCATAAAATTCATTCTATTGAGGTATACGGTGCGTTTACACCGAGCCACGTATGTTTTATACCCCACCGATTTTACACACCATATAACGCAAATAAATCAATTTTTGTATATCCTCCACGGAATTTTTACATCACTATATATGTTTATTTCAACACATATACAATAAACAATAATAATCACCGTGGATTTTATATTTGTATATACATATATATTTACATATGTCCACCTATTTTTATAATACATATGTACATATATACAACATATGAATATATGCTCATGTGTACATATGTAATACATATGACTAAAACACATGATTGAATATATGAACAGTTATTCATATGTTGAACACAACAAATAAACATATGAAATTGAATTGTATAAAACATAATTGTGTAACCACCGCCAGCATAGATGATATTTTTAGTTGTATACAATTGTTTATATATATGTATTAATTGTATGCTACTATATGGAATTTTATAGATGTCAACCGATAATGATAACATTTGTCAATAACACATTGAAAACTTTCGATATACAACGGTATCCACCACAAAAACACAAAAATATTATTTATGTATGCATACAAAAGACAACCGCCGTATTCTCATTTAGACAATAGCCATAGAATTGATTTATTTGCGTTGTACGGCGTTTTTTGTCTTTTGCATATAATCATAAGCGGAACATCCTAGGCGTACCATACAGGCTA